CCACTTCCCCGTCATCGACGGGCTCTGCTTCATCAAGCCACATGCCAATGCATTCAGAATCATCGTCAAACACGCCAATGGCCTGATCTGCGTCTTCCATGCACACCCTGACGTGCATCAGCAGCTCTTTGAGGCGAGCTGCTTGATATTGCCCTTGCGTAGCGCTGAAATAGGGGCCGTGATCGTTGTAATTACAGACGTAGCGCATGGTTTCAGAAATCAACAATGGAAAAGTCAGGATCGTTGTCTTTGCGTATCCACCTGCATTGATTTAGCTCAGGAAACACAACGAAGATTTTATCGTGGTGATTCTGCTCAACAATGGCAGTGGTGAGCTTGGTGCCAATGCGGGATTTGCCTTTTTTAGAGATGGCGATGACGGCGATGGCGTCTTGCATGGTTCTCGGATATATCGATGGGGGAAGGATATATATCAGGCTTCTGCAGCCCAGCGTTCAACAGTGGAAACGATCTTGTCGCTAGTGGGATCCCACAGGCGAGACGAGACTAGTTCGGTGCGAGAGAGGGAGAAGCTCCCGTCAGGAGCTTTGACTAGGAATGAAGCGGCAGGCAAGGCAAGAATGTCGCCAGGCTTGCTGTCAACCATGAAGCGGGCAACATCCCACAACAGGTTTTCCTTGAATTCAGCAGAAAAGGTCATGGTTCTCCAGAAATGGGGACCGTCGCCGGCCCGATGACAGAACTATACACCATGAAAAAGCGGGGCCTTGGGAGCCCCGCTTTCAGTGTTCACATTTGGTCACAAATGCCCATCAGCACTGAGCCGACGTAGTGCTGGCTTTTCCTGAGCTGCTCCAGGGCCTCGGCCCGCTCGTGGCGGGCCTTATCAAAGGCTCCCTGGTCCTGCACATAGAAATCACGGGCATTGCAGGTGGTATTCACGAAGGCTTCTACGGCCTTGTTGAGGGCTTCGTAGGCAGCAGCGTATTCCTCGCGGAGCGTGGTGGCGCCAGTGCCATTGAGATGGACGGAGGGCACGGTGAAGCCGTGGACAGTACGAAGGCTCATGGTTCAGGCGAGGTGATAGCTGGTGTTGGTGGAGCGGATGTGGCGGATATATGCGTTGTACTGCTCACGCCAGTAAGCAGCTTCACGCTGCAGCTTGGCTAGGTAGTCGGGGTCGGGATTAGCAGTTGCCGCGTATTTCTCGGCAAGCTCAGTGCGGAAGCGATGTTCGATCATCACTTCGTCGCCATGGTTTTCAAAGGAAGCCATTGTTTTTCCTTTCAGGAGTTTGACGGTTTTGTTTTTGCTGTTGTCGTTGCTTGAACCTGCGTGCATAGCGGCCAGGGTTCTTTCGTTGAACGAGAAGGCCGTATCCGCCCATTGAATTCGTGAATTCTCTATTTGAAGGGCTCATGCGCGAGCTTGCCTTGTTTGGTTCTTCCATGGTCAGTCCCAGTGGTTGCTGTAGACGTGCTGGCCGTTCCAGATGCGGAGGCTGCATTTGAACTTGCTGTTCCAGAGCCACTCCGTGCCGTCGTTGTCCTTGCGGATGCGGAACATCTTGATGGGGGCTTGCACCATTTCACCACCCTGTCCGTCTTCACGGTTCTGAAACACCAGAGCAGGCTTCCGAGTCAGCTCAGGAACGGCGTGACCACCAGCAGGACCATGATCCACTTCATGGGCTTGGATTTGCTGCACCCAGGCGGTCTTCTCGGTGCATTTGACCACGACGTAGAAATCCACGATGGTCATGCTGTAGCCCCAGGAGCCGCAAAGGATGGTGCCGGGCTGAAGCTGGGTGCCCTGGAGGGGAGGAGCGATGGAGGTCATGGTGACTAGGCAATTGGGACCGTCGCCGGCCGTGAGAGAACTATACACCAGCAGGGGCCGAAGCCCCCAATTGTTACGAAAGCTTTCCGTAGCGCCCTTTGGTAAAGACTGTCAGCTCTCGCATGCGCGATTTGAACCAACGCCCGTGATCAACAGGACGCCTATCCATGGCTTGTTCTGCATGCACCATTTCGTGAAGCAAAACCGCAAGAATACGTGTTTCTTCGTTGTAAGGATTGATTGTGATGCCTCGGCGAAACCAATACATGCCATTAGTGCCAGAATTCTTGATGCCTCGGAAATAACAGGGCCAATCAGGAAGACGGCCTTCAAAGTAGCGTCGATTGAAGAGTCGGTACTTCCCTTGCAGCCAAGCATCCTTACGGCGGATGTGGCCAGCTTCGTAGTCTGGCTTGAGCCGAGCAGGCCCAAAGGGCACATGAACTGTCATGGTGATCAGGCAATTTGAGACCGTCGCCGGCCTTGGAACCAATATACCAGAAGAAGGGCGGAGCCTTGGTGGCTCCGCTTCTTGCTTCACACTTCTCAATATTCCCAGAGGCTTGTCTTGATGCCGTTGGCCTTGGCATTGCGCCACAGCTCACGAGCCTCATCGGCATCGAGGATTTCACGGCACCACTTGTCCTTGCCCCAGTTGTGATACACCTTGCCATCGCCGGCTTTGTCGTTTTTCCAGGTGCGGCAGCGCAGGCAAGCATTGTCAAACTGGCCATTGCGGGTGCTCACTTCCAGGATCACGTCGGAGTTGTCGCCGATGAATTCAGTGATCTTGAGGGTGCCGGTGCCGCCGCAGGCAAAGCAGTCGCCGTTAGCGATGTGGCTGTAGTGAGGCAGCTTGCCCTTGCCGTCGCAGTTGGGGCAAACGCAGGTGGTTTTGAAGGTGGTGATCATGGTGGTTCAGGCTTGAGGAACCGTCTCCGGCTCCGATGCCCAGAATCCTACACCATGGCGCTCAGGGCTGCAAGCTTTCAATGCGGAACGGTCCCAGGCGGCCAACGCGCAGGGCAGTCTCCTTCACCCATTGTTGGCTATTGGTCTTGGTGTTGCGGATTCTGTAGAGAGGGCGCTCACCCTCTGGGATTTTGATGACGATATATTCGCCTCGCCATTGCCGAAAGCCGAAGTCGTAGAGATCGACGACGGTGCCTACGGGGAACTTAGCCATTGACTATGGTGATGGAGCCCATTGATTTCTTCATGGGGCGTTACCGGCGATAGAGCGTCGTTACGACCAGGCCTCGTGAAGCCTGGTCTGTCTCAGGCGGGGCCGCCCCTGAATGGCGGCCTTAGTCCTCTTCTTCATCATTGCCGACCAGGGCCTGCATGGCCTTCCATTCTCCCCAGGAGAGGGAAAGGCGTTGTGCGCCATTGCTTGATTCAACGTGAAGGTCGAAGCCCTCTCCGTTGTACCACTCCGAGAGTTCCATGAAATGGCCCTCTTTAGCGAAGTAGTCGAAGGGCTTCAGAGCGGTGAATTTACAAGAGCGCTTGTATTCTTCAATCATTAGCCATTTCACTGATTTGCTTGTCGCACCATTGAGCAAAAGCACCCTCGATGGTGGCCATCGTGCGATTGTCCAGCTTTTCGGGGTGACGGATGAGGCCAATGGCCAGGCCCAGTGCGTCACCGAGCCTGTCCTCAAGGGAATCCAATGCAGGGAAATAAGGGTCGTTCATGAGCCGATGTTGAGTTGCATGTGAGCTGCAAGAATGTGCTTGCAGCAGGGCTCCTGGCCACGTTCCATCATGAAGTGGGCATCAGTGCAGGTGCAGCTCCACTTACCTTCAATGCCCTTGGCGTAAGCGCCAGTGCGGATGACGGTGTGAGCGTCGGTGTTGGTGGTGGGATCGAGCACCATCCACACATTGTTGGCGATATATCGAGCATGGCACCCGCGTGCCTTGTGGGCACGCTGCTTGGCCTCCCAGAAATCGAACACCTTACGGCTCATAAAGCGAGGGCCACGCTCAGTGCGGATGACCACGCAGTGCTGGAGGACGTTCAGCACGGTGATGCCCAGGGCATCTTGAGCCTTCTTACTGACGCGGAAGTGGGAAGAGACTGTCATGGCGACTAAGGAAAGGTCACCCTCGCGGGCTTGTCGGAATGGTAGAGCATGAAAAAGGCCCTGTCAAGGGCCTTGTCTGAACATTCCAGGGGCAGCGTATCAGCGCAGGGGCTCCACGGGGAAGCCATTCGCTATTCGGGAATAGCGAACGGGATGAAGCTCCTGGCACTTGGCCAGGCCTGCGTGATTGGGCTGCACTTGTGGAGCAGCAATCAGGGTGAAGAAGCCCAAGCCACAAACGGTGAGCAGGAAGCTGAGAGAAGCGAGGCGGTCAAGCATGGTTCCAGGAGGAGGGTGAGCTAATCAGGCTCGGGAGATGCAGACGTTGGCTACGCCCTGGCCGGGCGGAGCAATGCGAGAGAAGCTGCCGTAGGACAGATCGAGCACGCGGCCACCAGCGTAAGGACCGCGATCATTGATGGTCACCAACACGGTGCGGCCATTGTCACGGTTCTTCACAACCACGCGAGAGCCCAGTGGTAGCGACGGATGGGCGGCGGTCATGCCATAAGCATCAAAGCGTTGGCCAGAGGCAGTTCGCTGCCCGTGGTAGCCATCACCAATGCCGTAGTGGCTTGCTTGGCCGCATTGAAATGCTGCTGCCTGGGCGGATGGTGCAATGGTGCCCAGCAGCAGGAGAGAAGACAGAAATCGAAGCATCAGAAAAAGAGAGTAGCTCCAGGAGCTGCAGGCCGTCGCCGGCTTTGCAGTTCCACCATTGTGCCCTATTTTCCGTCTGGCCCGTGAATTTCTTAAGAATTGGTGTAGAGGGCAGCATGGTGTTGCTGGTGCTACTATTTCTGAGTGGTCGGTCCTGGAGGTTTAACCGCTTCCCTCGTCATCCGTGGCGAGCCGTAAGGGTGGACGGGCGAGACAGTGTGGGCGATGTTCTTGTTGGAGCTAGCCGGGGTATCGCATGGACCCCAGGAGCGCACTGTCCCTACGGTTGAGCCTTGCTCTCGTAGGTAAAATTGCTCATCGGAGGCCACAACCATTAAGAAAGGCGGGCTTTAAGGCCCGCCTTTTTCATTGATACATACCTAGCTAGTCTCTATACAGCATTGGCCGGATCTGGCATGAAGCTTTCACCAGAGCAGGAAAAGGAACGCCTCGCAAAATGGCTGCGCATGGGAGTGGTATATGACCCTCGCAATGAAGAAGACTACGACACCTTTGAATATGGCACCGAGCCGCTACCGAACGATTCCACCTGGGCGCAAGCTAAAGGCAAAGAAGGGCGTCAACATTGCCGCATGAAAAAGGCCCCTGATGGGGCCGATGGTTAAATAGAAGTGGCTTGGCGGTAGCGTTCAAGAATGAGTTCTTCTTCAGTCTTCTTGAGTTTGGCCAGGCGCTTTTCCAGGCGTCGCATGCGATAGGCCATCTCTTCAAAGAATTCAGAAGGCTTCATTGTCCATTCCATCAGTTCTCTATCCATTGTCACACTTCTCCTTGACCCACTGCCTTTGCAAAAGCACTGAGATAGCTTTGCATGAGATCGGGCTTTTCCACGGCCATGCATTCCACCACTGAACCGTGCATTACAGCACTGGCCTGCACCAATGAGTCCAGGCGCACTTGGAGGTAGTTCAGATCGTTGATTGCATTGTCAAGCATGGCGGACGGGCCAACGTCTGAGCGTTGGCCCTCTAAAGCGCAGAGTGCAGTTTCAAGAGCCTGGCAGGCGCGGAGCAGCTCGTCTACGCGGAACACGCCTTCAACGACGGGCTCACCACCGAACATCACTGGCACTGTATTGCCAAGAACATTCTTGGCGAACACAGACATACCACGCTCGCTGGTGTGACCAGAAACGCTCACGACTTTGGAATGCATGATTTAAGAAGCAATGGGCGGGACTCGCGTCCCTTGGCGGCATGATGCCGCCTTTTCACCAGAGCGTCAACCCCCTGGTGCGCTTTGCGTCACGAAGTTCACGCACAATGCGAGACGAGGCCTTGGCTCCCTTCAGGGGCTGATCACGCCATGCCGTGGCCAAGCAATGGCAGTCACCCAGTGGTTCCAGTATGGCGTAGCGATGGGCGCGGCCAAGCAGGGTCTGGAAAGCATGCCGGCGAGCTTTGGTGAGCGGCTCTTCAGGCTCCTCCAGCTCCACGCGAGCAAAGTCGGCAATCTCAGTGAGATCGTCTAGAGACGTAGCCGTAACAATGTAGTAACGACTACGCTGCTGCACCTTCGACCATACAGGATGCGGCGGAGGACTTTCTTGGCTTTTGGCCATCACTTCCTGCGCCAGAGCCGGTGGAATGCATATATATGCTTGCCGCCCATCAGGCGCTTTATTTTCCGAAAAACCAAACGTCATTTGGGAATATGACTGTGGTCCAGCCCCAACAGGGCTGCCCCATGAGCTGGCTGCCTTCTGGGATGGTGTTGGCCCATTCGATGGTGACAGGACCGAGTTGGAAGATGCCTCCTGCATGGCTGGTAGTGAGTCGAAATGTGGGAAGGATCATTCGATGGGAGGAACAGCGCAAGGAATGTCAGAAGGCCATTCCGTCACTGTTGAAATGCGTTTGCGAGGAAAATACTTCATGAAGAGCTGACGTGCCAGCCATTCACTAGGTGCCATGAGGGAAATCATCTCGTCACGGCTAGTAGTGATGAGATAGGCATTCATGGCATTAGGCATGTCAACCATCGTTACCCTCCCTGGCATTGTGCTCATCCACTTCTGAAATGATGCTCTCCTTGAGCATCTCCCGCCAGGAATCGTCACCACCAAAGCTGCCCACGCCTTCTAGAAGCTGAATGGCGCCACTAATGCGAGCGGCGTCCATTGCACCAGCAATGGAGGCTGCGGTGTCTTCCGTGACGATCATTTCTTGAATGACACCAGCGTGGATGCCATACCACTTACCAAGACAGAACAAGGCGATCTGCCGGAGGGGCTCATCGCCGTGCTTTTCCAGGAGAGTGCCGATGGTGTCGGCCATCTCCACTGGCACGCCAATGGTATGGGGATCATTAAGGAAGTCTTGAGCCCAGGCGTTAGCTTCCGCCCGTTGCTCACTCTTGGCTTCACTGGCTTTGCGCAGGAAGTCGTCGACGCTGTTGAAAGAGAAAGACAATGGGAGGTGAGCAACGCTTGTATCTTGCCGACGATAACGAAGTGCGTCAACTGCCGGGGCTAAAGACTTTCTGAACTTTGAAGGAATCGCGTGCGCTCTGCTACATCACGCGCCTCATCATTCTCACTTGCGTCTACAGCTTCGACTTCCACTGCACCTTCCTTCATGGCAGTGTCTTCACTGAGCTTCTTCTCTTTATCAATGGTGACGGTCAAGTCCTTCAAGAACTGCTGGTAGGTCTTGTCTTGCTGCTCTTCACGCTTGAGTTCGTGCAAGCCCAGGAGCTTAGCCTGCTCCACTAGGGCATTCTTCGCCACGTTCAGGAAGCCATGCTCTCCGGCACTTTCTTCCACCTTGATCATGGTGCCGCCCTTACCATCGTCACCATCTTGAATAGTGGTCACCTTCTTGCGTTTGCTGTGCTCAAAGGCCTCCATGGCCTTTTCTTTTAAGTCCATTTGCTCTTTCAGCAGACGTGCTCGATGCACGTCTGCGCTTTGCAGAAGCTTTTCCGTATAGAGCTGGCGAGCATGATGACGGTCAGCATTCACCGTCTCTTTGCTGAGCTGCAATGCATCAGCAATTTGACGGTTGCTCATATTGGCCGCTAACAGCTCCTGGACCATATATCGACGCAGGCCGATAAGGTCTTTGGCCATGTTCACGCCAGGCTTGTTTTTCGCACGAACGCGCTCGATCTCCTCTGGCGTGAGGCCAGCATCTGTCAAAATTTTCAATGCATAGCGCAGGCCTTCTTCTTTATCTTTGAAGACAATTTCAGGCTGAGCCATTCGTTCTGTTTAGCGTTGCCGCAATTGTATCGCCTTCATATGGCAAGGTCCGCACGAACAATTCGGTGAACCTTTCCATTTTCTGAGCAGCGACACTAGGAGGGCCATCTTTAATGGCCCTCCGTATCGAGTCCATTTCAGCCCATTCCGCATCGGATAGGACATTATTGTGCGTCACGCTTTCCCTTGCGTTGCACCTTCTAGCTTAAAGCCGGCGTCGATAAGGGATTGAATATCGTTAAGACTGCGCCGCCAATGCCGTTCGCCTTCGGGGCTCACGGCACCATACAGATAGCGAGCTGCAGGAATAGGGCCTTTGGATGGCATCGAAAAGCCGTGATGAATGCGGCAGATGATTTCCACGCCATTGTACTCCAGCGATGGAAGACTTTCTACAGGCTTGGGAGGGTTGAGCATTGCAGGATGATTTTGCCCTGCAATGTTACTTACCATTTTCACCTTGGAAGACACTTTTGTTCTTCTAGGGGATCTTGGCCTGGGTGCCGACTCCCGCTCCGCCCCTTGGGGGGCGTAGCTGGTGCTAGAAGGCCATGCCTGGAGGGAGTCTAGAGCTCGTCAGTTCTGGAACTGGGTGCGCTCGGGACTTTCCGTGACCACTGTAGCACGGCCCTTAAAACGCCCAGAAATCAGCCAAATCCCTTCCATTTCGGCCGTTCCAGGCGGGCATCGTCCTGTAGCTCCTTGGTAATTTCCTCGATTTCTACGTTCTTTTCAGCTTCCTGAACAACGGTTTGTTCAATGGGAGAAGCAGGAGCGTTGCCAGTGATGAATTGGTGCAGCGCTTCAAGCCCTGGATTCTGGAAAGCCATTGCAATAACTAGGCCGCAGCCATAACATAATCTTTATTATGTTAGCCGCATTCTTAATAAATGCCGTTTATCAAGAATCCAACTACTCACGATGGGAGTGGTTTCACCCCTAAAAGGGGTGGAACGAATATTGGTTAGCATTAAAAAAGCCCGCCTCGTAGCGTCGGGCGGGCGGGGAGACGCCGAGCTAAGTCTCCCTCTATTTAGAACGGAATGCCATCATCAAAATCTGGCACTTCCTCAGGGGCGTTCTCGATAGTTGGTTTCTCCTCCGCAAAGTCCGACAGTTCTGATTCCACATAATCAAAAGAGTGATACATGCGGTCCCGCTCACCAGTGGGACCAAGTTTCCATGATGAAGAGATGAGGCCCTGGCGTCTGCCTTGCTCCAACATGCGGCGAGCTGCACCAGTGTCAAACATGCCAAGCATGGTGCTCACCTGATGAGCATCAAAACGCTCCATGCCCCTGTTGTTCACTGCATTGCACACCCTCATGAGCCCTTCAGGGTCGCCGTCCATTGGCCCCCTGTAGAACCAGCCATAAGTACCAGGCTCCCGCACCAAATAGTGCTTACCAGACAGGCCTGAACGGCTTTTTGTCCATTCCAGAAGGAATTCGTTAGGAACAGGATTGTTCTCTGAGCGGTAGAGCTTCACCACTTCCGAGACGTTGGCTTCAAAGCTGGAGCTATCTCGGATGCCGCCAGTTTTGTTTAAGTGGTGGAGGATGACAATGCTGCAGCCATAGGTGTTGGCAATGTCACGCAGTTCGTAGATGACGTTGCCTGCATCGCTTCTGATGAGATCCACGTCCATGCCGGCCAGGCATGCCGTAAGGCTGTCGATGGCTACGAATTGCGGACGATCACGCTTGATGCGGTCGGCAAGCCAGCCAATGTTGGAGAAACGCCAGCGTTCAACAAAACCAATGTCTTGAGGGTTTAGGTCGTTGCGGTCGTAGCCAATCACCTGCATCTTTTCCGCTGCATCGACCACGGGTTCGTCGCACTGGATGATTAGGCTCTTGCCTTTAGCGCAACGTCTGCCGCTCCACTGCGTACCAGTTGCAACATGTAACGCCCAGTTGTAAATGAGCGTTGATTTGCCGCTGCCTGGAGCAGCGGCTAGCAGCATCACGCTACTTTCGGGAAGGATGCCAGCAATAGTCCAACGCCTCACTTCGTTTGACAGGGCAATGGCTTTGGCGTCCAACACTTCAATCTCCTCTTTGCCATCCACGCGGGTTTTAGCTTCGGCCAGGAGCTTCTCAAGCTCGCTGGTGACAAGCTTGAGCCCGTGGTTCGTCATCCATTGGCGTGCCTCAAACAGCACGCGAGCATCATTGCCATAAAGGCCGACCATGGTCTCTAGGGCGCCAATGATCTCCTCATAAGAGGGAAGGCCATCATGGCCCTCGTGGCGATCCTGGGAAACGATGGAGCCGAGGATGAGTTCTTGGTCGGCACCTTCATCAATCCAATCGGAAATGTCGAAACCGTTGTTTTGCGGGAGCGAGTCCCATTCAAAACTTTCGGGATCTGCATAGAGCCACTGGGCGCCGGGATTGTCGACCGCCACTTCCCGCATGAGAGCCACGCCTGGCTCATCTCGGTCGGGACACAGAACGAGACGGACGTTTTTGAACAGGGATGAGTAGTCCCCATTGCTTCGGTATTGCTTGCTACCACCGAGGAATGTGACGGACGGCAAGCCGATTTGCCATACAGCATCGCAGCAAAGCTCACCTTCAACGACAAAAACAGGCAGACGTAGCGCTTTGGAAGCTTCAACAGCTTCGTTATATCGATATGGCAACACCTGCGAACGCAAGCTATCGATGGCCTGCTTACGTTGTTTTGTGTCGGCAGCGACGCCAGGATATTCTTGAAAAATCTGCTTCTTGCCGTCGTTGTCGCGACGCACAACGTCCAAAACCCTTTCACCGTCTCGGTTTTCGTAAGGGAAGCGATAGTTGCCAGCCTCGCGAGGCGGACGTTCCCAGCGCTTCATCGGAGCAAGGATGTTGCGGATTTCGGCGCGATGTTTAGGGGAGGGATCGTTCCAGCAGTTGTAGGAGCCGTTGTTACGGTCGAGGCTGAGATTGTTGCCGCCACAGGCCGGACACTTATATTTCCCTGATTCTTTGGAAGGCTCCAGCTTGGCTTCGTGGTCAAGGATGTTGAAGGCCATGAGCGGGGGTGAGTCAGAGCTGTTGTAGCAGATTTTTCAGGCGCTGCAACGCCTTGAGGCGGTCTTAATGCACGCTTAAGCATTCAGCGGCAGTCTCATGAGACTCGGAGGATTGGGGGTTGCACCATCGAAAAAGGTGTGTAAGGTGTGTCGAGCCGCGCTTCCCGATGGAGCTTCTCCTGGTCTTCATTGTTTCTTTCGTTTTGGCCTATTTCCTGCTCACCCACCTCTGATTACTGTGCCGAATGCTCATGGCGAACTTAAAAAGCGTCGCCACGTCACCCTCACCGACACCGCTTTTACTCACCTGGGCAACATCGCCCACGAAGCGCGAAAGTCCAACAGTGAGACGCTGGAGCGTCTCATTCGCTCCACTCCCGTATGGGAAGGAAGCGCCACCCTCGCGGACAACGCCTGGGAGCAATGCTTCGACCATACGCAGGAGTCAATAGATCCCTCTGCTCTCTTTCCTGATGAAAGCCCTTGATTTTTCCTTATGAAAGCCTCTGAACTCCGCGACCATCTTGATGGTTACCTGCGCACTCACGAAGACTGCGAAATCAAGCTGTTCTGCGAAAGCGTTGTTTATGACGATGTGTTCGACGAACATTCTGCTGAAGTGATTACAGACATTCGCGCTGTAAATGACTGGCCTCTTCCTGGCGAAAGCATTGTTATTGGCGATGCAGAACAGCCAGGCAAGTACCTCGTCATCTTCTACGACTCCTCTGACGAGAACAAGCGCTCTGGCTACAAGCGCAGCTTTGGCTACACCCCTGGAATGACTCTCTAATGAAACATTCCACCATTCTTTACGATCCTTCCCTCATGTCTTCTGACCCCGCTCAACAATCCATGCTCGACCGTTACAACGGCGTGTTCTCTCCCCTGGAAATCAGTGCCGAAGCTTTCAAGGCTGCATACGACACCCCTGACATTGGTCCTCACATTGAGAAGGACTACAAAGGCCTCTCCTATCTCTCCTGGCCCTTCGCTTACCGTTATCTCAAGGAACACTTCCCCACGCTCTTCGTCGCGTTTGAAGAGAAAACCATTGGTGAAGTGGTCTTTGGTGGCCCTGGCTATTACTACCTTCGCCCTTATCTCACTGACGGCATCCGTCGCACTGTTGCTCTGATCTTCCCCGTGATGGATCGGAAGCACAATGCCATTAAGGAGCTGGATGGGCGCGCCATCAGCGACAACTGCCAGCGTGCTGCCGTTAAGTGCATCGCCACCTTCACCGGCCTCGGCCTGCGTCTCTACGCAGGCGAAGACATCCCTAAAGAAGATGACCAAAAAGGATCGGCCCGGCTCCCGCTCCAACAGGATGCGCCGAAGCAAGCTGCGGCATCAAAACAGGAGCAAGCGCCTGCTGATGGAGGCAATGCTCATCTTGGAGAAGCGTGGGCTCTTGCCTTCGATGGAAAGCAAGCCCTCGTTGAATTCTGTGAAGCCAATCCTCTTGGACTTGCAGACGTGAGGGCATGCCAGATGGCGGTCAAGAACGCCCTGGACACTGTTGGCCTTAACACTGGCGCCAACGTGAAGACCATCGGCGACTTTGGCAATGTGATCACCACCCTCGTGTCTTCCTGGACTAAGGAGCAAGGCATCAAGATCACCAAGGCTGCCATGACGAAAGAGCTGGACAGCATTCGCGGGGCTGCAGTATCCACTGTAGCTGCCGTCGAAGCTGTTAAGGCATTCGTCGCATCAAAAAAGTAGATCTAGCGGCGGCCCTCTTGGCGAGGGCCTTCGCTGGAACAGTCTGTGCCGATGCAGACGACAATCCTCTCACTGAATCACCATGGACCACTTAAGTGCTCATCCTCACAAATGGAACCACACTTTTCTTGATCGCTTTGGCAATCCTTCTTATGAAGTGAGCTTCACTTCCTACAAAGAAACGACTTCAGAAATCGTAGAAGATTTCGCCTGCTATCTCATGGGCTGCGGCTTCTTCCAAAGCACCATCATTGAAGCTTTCGATGACTACATCAGCGACCATCGCCAAGCCCTCGTCGATTCAGGAAAGCGCCTTGGACAAACAATGGTGGGAGAAGGCGAATGAAGCCTATTGGAGTTTTCCCGACGATCTCATTGACAGTCCGAAACGTGTGGCGGCTCTGCTTGCTTCCGTTATGGATGCTGGTCTTCTTGACCCTGCGTTTCTTAAGCCATTTGTTAATCGACATCTCATGCCTGACATTGCAATGTGTACGGGGGATGGATGCCCTGTTAAGGAAAACTGCTGGCGTTATCTTGCGCCTCCAGAGAGGTATCAATCGCAATTCGCGGCGCCTCCATGCACGGAGGAAGGCTGCGAGTATTTCTGGGATGTGAACGAGAAATGATTTCCCTCCTCATCCTGGCCCAGCTCGCTCAGCCTCTTCCTCGCACTGGATCCTGCCCCATCGGCTACTACATCTCCAGCAGCTACTGCGTGCCAACGCAGACCGCCAGGAATGCCATTCAGCGTGAAGGTTCCACCTGTCCCATGGGCTATTACATCTCCGGCACCTACTGCGTGCGCAATCGCTGATGAAATTCCCACGTTACGAGCCGAATCGACTTCAGATCAATAAGAAGCGTTACTACGTTTCGGAGGATCTTCCTAATGTCCCAGCGGGTATCGTTCTGCCGTCAGTTACAACCATCGCCTCGGCCACCGCCCCCATCGGCAAAACCATGGCCCTCATCAACTGGCGCAAGCGTGTAGGCGATGCGGAAGCAAACCGCCGCACGCGCAATGCCGTTGAACGTGGCAACTGGCTCCATGGAGTGTTAGAAGATCTCTTCAATGGGGAGGATATTGAGACGCATTTTGATAATGCGCCTCAATTCCTCCCTTACTACGAGAGTATTCAGGACTTCCTGGACCAGATAGACGAGCCTCAGCTCGTCGAAAGCGCCATCTCGTGGTACTGCCCTTCCAGGGAGATTGGTTACGCGGGCACGTTCGATATGCTCGCCACCATGAAGAGCGGCGCCTATGCGCTGCTCGATTGGAAGACCAGTTACAAGCACAAGAGCGACTCGATGCTTGCGGACTACCGCATGCAGCTTGGAGCCTATGTGCAGGCCATTGAACAGATGTATGACATCGAGATCAATGAGGCGCACTGCGCCATTGCCATCTACGACCCCGACACTGGACAGGGTGAACAGGCTCAAATTGTGAGCCTGGATGCCGGTGAGCTTGTAGCGCAAGCCGGCGTGATGACACAGAAGACCCAACAGTTCTTCTTCGACCACTACCCCGGTCGTGTGCCCTTCACAATTTCTATGGACAAGGGGGCTTGATCCCCCGTCCATAGTCGCTACTCTTGTTCCGTTCTTCTTTTTCAACCATGGCTTCTCAGCCTCTCTACAAAGTCGCAATCGACATCCCCGCAGACGTGTTCCGCGAGGCCAAGGAAGCTGGCCCTAACGACCGTGGCATGTATAGCCTTGCTGCGTCGCTGTGGACCAACGACCGCAAAACCAACGACTCTCAGCCCAGCTTCACTGGCCAAGTGCAAGTGAAGGGCAAGATCGATGGTGCCAAGGGCTACGCCTCGATGTGGGATAACTCTGGCAAGGCTGGTGGCGGCAAGAAAGCTGCTTCCGACGATCTGTTCTGATCCTTATGGGGGCGCCTAGAGCGCCCCTTTCACAATGCTCCTTAACGACATCGAAATCAGCAAGCTCGCTGAACATGACATCTTCATGCCCTATGTGGGTGAGAAGACCAAGATTGTTGATGGCAAACCTGCCCTGAGCTTTGGCCTTAGCCAAAGCGGCTATGACATTCGCCTGTCTTCCAAGGAATTCTTGGTGTATGCATCGCCGCAATCCACATCCACCTTCGATGTGAAAGATGCCCCTGAAGGCATTGCTACTGGCCTCGTGCAGGATGAGAAGGGCTCGTTCTTCATCATTCCTCCGCATGCCATTGGCCTTGGCGTGAGCGTCGAACGGTTCAACATGCCGAACGATGTAATGGGACTGTGCTGGGGCAAGAGCACCTACGCACGCGCTGGTCTCATCGCCAACATCACTCCCATCGAGCCTGGCTGGTGTGGCTACCTAACGATGAGCCTCACCAATCCCACTGATCGCTACATCCGCGTGTATGCCAACGAGGGTATTGCCCAAGTAGTGCTATTCCGTTGTGGTGAAGTGAGCAAGCCCTATGAAGGAAAGTATCAAGATCAAGGCGCTAGCGTAACTGCTGCGAAAGTATGATCTTGTGAGCGCTCTTGAGGATGAATTCCACGATCAGTGGAAAGTCCAGTGGCCCCAATTAGAGCTTGTTCGCGAGTTCAGTGATGTGCCCACTTGGGAATCTGATTATCAAGAGCGCTACGCCAGAAGCAAACGATCCAAGCGCTACCGAGCTGATTTCGCTCACATCGAAAGCCGCTCGCTGATCGAGATACAAGGCGGCACCTACATGCGAGGTCGCCATGTATCAGGGTCTGGTTATGACCGCGATGCAAGGAAATACAATCTGGCCATGATGGGTGGCTGGAAAGTGTTCCTGCTTACGTCTACCACGGCCACAGACGCCACTTGGATTGAGAAGATTGGGGAGACTTGTTGGAGCGCGATGATTGCTGCTGTTCTAGAAGATCTGCCGCATGATTCATAAGCTCTTCTGCGGCCTTTAAATCGGAATCACGTAGTCCGATGGCATGCCGCAAATTCATGTTTTCCTTGATCAAGCTGCCTACGGCGCCCTGCAGGTTGCTAAATCCGATCAGCAGGTTTGTTGCCACCTCTTTGAGCTGTTGCATGTCGGTGCAATCTTCAATGGCCTTCTTATTGACGGCCAGCGAGAAGTCCCGCTCCATACTGCGCTCAAATGGACCCATGGTTGCAATGTGTTTCCTCCCATCGTAATCAAGAATCACTGGAACGCTGTACTGCATGGCTCTCTCCTTTTCCTTTAGCGTAACCCTGCGCGACAGGCGGAAGACATTTGTACGGCCCGTGGAATCTGCACAAGATCCCGAACCTGTGATTACGGTTCTCCCTAGAACGCCGTTCCGCCAGTCACTTCGCACTCCTCATCATGATCCTTTCACCAAGGGACAGAGAGTGGTCTTGGTATCGCTCACAGCAGATGGATGGATATATTCGGGATTCAAGGGTACGATTCTCTCCTTTGAATACGAGAAGGACAGCAAGGGAAGATCAGTGCGTAAAGCACGAGTGGCTTGGGATGAGGGTGACCAACATCCTGCCCGCATTAGTGTCTCAGCAATTTCGCGTCTCCGCCCAGAACAATGACTGATTTCACCATCCATGATCCCCTCGGTGACGGCATTAGCAGTGTTCGGCTTCTCGATTGGATGGGAAGCTCAATGGACATTGTTTGCGATGCGAGGCAAAGCTTTGACCTTGAAAGTCCAGACTTTGGACCGCGAGAACAGAAGCTTCTCAATTACTTGGTCGCCCATCGACACACCAGCCCGTTCCGTGGTGTGGTCTTCAAATGGCAAGTGAAGGCTCCGCTATTCGTCGCAAGACAATGGTGGAAGCATGTGATTGGCGGCACGTTCGCTAATGATCAGCTTGGCTGGAATGAAAAGAGCTTTCGCTACTGCCCCGCTGATCACGAAGAATTTTATTTTCCAAAAGAATTTAGAAAGCAGAGCGCCAGTAACAAACAGGCTTCTGATGGGCCGCTCGATCAAGGCAGCGCACGAGTGGCTGAAATCAAATATGCAGAGGCCTTACAGACCATCCGAGAAGCCTATGCAACGCTGTTAGCTGTTGGCGTGAGCAAAGAGCAGGCACGCGGCATTCTGCCAACATGCCATTATTCAAGTTTTGTTTGGACTTGTAGCCTGCAGGCTCTTCTTCACTTTTTTAGCCTCAGGCGCCCAGGTGATGCCCAGTGGGAGATCAGGAGCTACGCGGATGCAATGTATGAGATTGCGAAGCCAATAGTCCCAGAAGTGTTTGAGGCATTTGAACTAAACCAAAACTCTTTTTAATTATGTTTCCTCTGCGTATACCTTCTGGCCAAACATCTCTTTATGACCGCTTTTCCCTTTCTGTTAAAAGAAGACAGGACCATCAATGCTGGCCATGGTGCGGCGCTTTTCGCGGGAATGGCTACGGGCAAATCACGGAGTTTGTTAATGGCAAAAGAAGAACTCGTGCCACCCATAGACTTGCCTGGGAATTTGCTTTTGGGCAAATTCCCGAAGGGCTTGTAGTGCGACATATGTGTCACAATCCAGCTTGTTGCAATCCGACGCATCTTTTACTTGGCACTCACAAGGATAATTTCAATGACAAAATCAAAGGAAACAGGGCTGGTAATTCTGTTATGAAGCGCGGAGCGTCCAACATGAACGCAAAGCTGACAGAGGACCAAGTGATCGCAATACGCAAAGCGCAGGGGGTGACGATTTATGAACTGGCTGATCAGTATGGTGTCAGCAAGAGCTTGATAAGCAGCATCCGCATGGGTAAAATCTGGACGCACGTAAATATATGATTCGCAGCCTTCAAGACCAATGACTCCCCCTTCTAAGCCAAGCATGGACGATCCCATCAATCCTTCTCATTACAAAGACGGCGCTATTGAGTGCATTGAAGCATTGGAGGCTTGTTCCTCATCCGAAGGATTTCGCGCTCATCTAAAACTGACCGCCATGGCTTATCTCTGGCGATATGAAAAGAAAGGCGGAATCGAAGACGTAAAAAAGGCTCGCTGGTACATTGACCGCCTTATCCAATGCGACGCCATCCAAGAAGTGTGCGAAGCCCTCGGTCCCTCTGCTCCTAACGTCCGCTATGACGATTGAACACGCTCCATCCATCCTGGATGAATCCTGGCACACGCAATGGCGCACGCAACGCTACGAGCGCCTGCTGGACACCATTTCAGAGTATCTCTGTGACGATGGTGAATTCAGCGGGGCAGAGGCTTTCCTGGCTGATGTGGTGCAAGGCTTGAAGGAAACCCGTGATTGGCCTCAACGGCAGATCGAGCAAATCGACTTGACACTGGAGGCCATCAAAAATGTCTCCTGACGATGCCGAGGTGCGCTTCTACGTGGATTGCCACGACCAAGAGGTGTATGAGGTGAGCTTCCCATCGCTTGGCTTAAAAAGTTGCGTATCCTCCGCACACCTTGTCGAAGAACGCAAAATCCAATTGCTACGACTAAGCAGCAGCCCAGCCAACGTCTCCCAAATCGGCTAAAGAAAAAGGGCCACGAAATGGCCCTTTTCTTATGCGACGCATTATTTCCTTCTGCACCACCCGCTTCTCAGCCAGGAACCGCCAGTATTCATCACTGTCAGTGTGGGCATCGATGAAACTGTTGGCGTAGGTCCAGGCCATCAGCACTTCCTCTCGCTGCTGCGACCATTGATCCGTTGGCCGCCACCATTCAAACACTGGCAAATCAGTCTTGGCAAGGTTGCACCGTTTGCAAGCGGGCACCATGTTCCAACGGGCGAAGTGAGGGCCGCCCTTACTCTTAGGAACAATGTGGTCGATGGTCAGTTTCTCATTCCATCGCCCGCAATAAGCGCACGCGGACTGCCCTAGCGGGCCGCGAAGCGGATAGTCGTCGAAGATAGATTTCCTAAAGCGTCGTGTGGCGTCCGACTTACGCAATTCAATGAGGCCAGTGATGTAATCATCGGGCTCATACGCCACAAACATGACGTTATCTTCAGTTGGCTGACACTAATCTATCGTCTGAATTTGAACACTGAGACAGTGCTATGATTTAGAAAAATGCCGCAAAGCGAGCAGTGAAAGAAGGCTTGGCAAACTTTGTGGCGACGGTCACTGCTGGCATGCTATTGGCATCTGGCGGTATGATGATTGCCGTGGGCAATCAACAAATTCGCATTACGACGCAAGTTGAAGCAATAACAAAAAATCTCGACACTCTCACCGAGAACGTGCAACAGTTAGAAGCACGGGTGAGAAGCTTAGAAATTCGTCGCTAGGCTAAAGGAAACTCTCTCGGAGAATTCCCATGGGTGGTATTGAGTGGTTCGTAATTGGTGGCATCTTGGTTGCCGCTGCTGACCAAATTATTGAGCGCACTCCCTACAAGGAGAACAACGTGCTTCAGCTTGTCATGACAGGCCTGAAGGCAATCTTCCGCGTGAAGGGTTGAGGCCATGTGGCCCAGTAACCGAGCATTCTGGGACGAATGCTTCCAGATTGCTCGCAGGTGTGGCGCCAAATTTCCTGAACTAGCTGCAGCTCAATGTTGCCTAGAGAGCGGATTTGGCAAGCACACTTCGGGCAAACATAATTACCTAGGTCTGAAAGGTGGTGGTACAACTACTACCACTCAGGAATGGTACGACGGTCAATGGGTGACGATCAAGGCGGGATTCATTGATTTCCCTAGCCTTGCTGCATGTATTGAATATCTTGTCACGCGCTGGTATAAAGACTATCGGCATTTCAAAGGCGTCAACAATGCGCCTAATCGCTATGCGGCGGCACGCATGCTCAAGGAACAAAGCTATGCAACGGATCCTGATTATCCGGCAAAGCTTTCAAAGCTCATGAAAGAGTATGCTCCTGAATCTACAAAAATTACCATGATTGGTCCCAAGAAACGTCCGCATGATTTTGGTTTTAAACCTGGCGACTCGCATTTAGTCGTAAACGATGCAGTGGAGACCATGAAAGCTTTTTCCTATGAAGGAAAGCTGTTGTGGGAAATTCCTTGCCTTGCTCGCGGGCAGTACAGTGATTTTGAATGGAAAATCACTAATTCTGATACGCCGCCTGGTCTGTACAAAATCGGCGCCATTTACAAAGATTATGAAAGTGACGGACCGAATCCCCCTTTCAATCGAACATTAATGGCATACGGTTGGTACAGCTTTGACATGATTGATCTAGAAGGTCAAGAGAAGAACAATGGAAGAGCGGGAATTATGCTGCATGGTGGGGGCTCGGCAAATGGATGGCCGGGCGCATGGGCTCCCAAGCAAAAGCTTGTCCCCACTCATGGTTGCGTCAGGGCTTTTAATATTGACCTTCGCGATAAAGTGCTGCCCTTGACAAAACAAGGCACAGTATATATTTCAGTCTGGCAAGAAGGATGAGCCGCGAAAGCTGGTTTAATGCTCTCTGCTATGAAGCAGGACTTTGGGCCGTCACAAGATGGCCCTCTCTTGCTTTCTCTCCATGGTTTAAACGACTCATGGAACATTGCCGTCCAGATTGGACCGAATGGAAAACTAAAATTGTCATGGAAGCCGTTGATAAACAAACGGCTTCTCTCGTGGAACAATGGGAAGAAGAACATCGCGTCGCCGTGGCGGAAAAACTTGCTCACAAAGCCCAAGAGCTATTCCCATCATCAAAAGTAACGCCACTGCCCCACGCAACAGTTCCATCAGTCCTCATTGAAACAGCCCCACCAGCAGACGCTAGCGAGGCTGTAAAGGCATTAGGAGGGGAACTGCGGCTGACTTATCAGCTCAAGACCCCGTACCAGCTTCCGGGTTCAAAAGCGCCCTAAAGCGCTTCCATTTGGCCAGTTCTTTTTTGTGATAGTCTTCCCAGCTAGCAATGGCATCGCTTAGTCCTTTGATGGCGATGGATGGGTCGTCGTCAGTGAGAAGCTCTTGAAGAGCATCAGAGATGTGATCCACCTGCTGCTGATACCATTGGTCCTTGAAGGAGTCCATGAGAGGCGTGAAACTGCCCGCATCATAGCCCTAGTTGGAAAGCATCTTGTCCATGAAGTCAGCCACTGCACGCAGCTCATTCGCCGTGGCGTTATTCTTTAAAGTGTTCGCCCTGAACGAAATAACTGCAACATTGCCCTTGACATAGCCCTTGGAATTGTCAATGCGGTCAAGACTGGGCGATGAATCTCTGCCAGTTATGCCTTGTACCGGCTGCAATTTTAAACCAAGCACTGGACAATATTCTGGAATAATAATATCCTCAACCGTCAAATCAAATTCAATCTCTCGCGTGACAGCTCTGCGTTTTGCAGCGTATAAAAGCTTTTTGGCGTAGTTTGTATCTTGAAAACGCTGTGCATGGCAATGTTTGCAAGTGGAATTGCGTTGTTCTTTTAATATTGTTTTGCGTCCGTGCGTGCTTTTGCCTTTAAGTGGATAGAAGTTTGTGATGGGATGGTATTGATGGCAGCCAGAACACCAAGCCAAAATCGGGCAAGGTGTGCGCTGAGTCCTTCGCCATTGAACGTGCCGAGCCTGTTTGGTCGGCAGCGATTCAACGTACAAACGTGAGGCTTTATCCTTAATCGTATCCAAGAAAGTCATCGTAACAGCGCGATTACGATGATTGCTCTAGCAAGGCCGCATTAGAAAGGACACTAGGAGGGCGGCTAGAAGATGTTGTAGTGGGCGTTGATGTTGGCTTCGATGGCAATGCGATTGGCGGATTGGTCGGAGGAGTAGACAATGACTTCTTGGATTTTACCATCCATAAATGAACCATATGCGCTCGGTGGGTTAAACTGATAACCAATAAATAGTTTTGTGGCCGTAGATTCTAAAGCACTACAAGATTGCACACCGGCAGATACTTGATTTACAAAAAGTTCCGTTGATGTGCTTTTAGCTATGCCAGTTGATAGTTTTTGCACCAAGCTATCATTGTTACCTGTAATTGATGGGGTGTTATTATTCGTTCCATCATTTGTTCCGAAATACAAACTGTCTTGCGTAAAAAATGATGAAGAATAAATAAGGTTCCATTTCCGTGTGCTGCCGCCCAACCATTGACCAGCCACGAATCTAAATGCATCTTCCGATTCATCTGCTTTTGATATTACAAACACTGTAGTATCTCCAGCGTTTGCAACGGTTGTGGCTGTATCTAAGCCATCATCACTGCCATCAAAATCAATTGCCGTCTTCCCACCCTCGGCGACGAGCGCCCCGTTGTCCACAATCTTCGGCTGACGCGCGGCAATCGCCTGCTGCGCGTTATTTCCATTCCCACTCTGGTCGTACCAAGTCCGCACAAAGCCGTCATTTCCAGCACCGACCCACGCAGCCAGCGTTCCGTCGCTAACTTCGGCGGCGGTAAAGTCCTGCTCGGCGTTGTCGTTATCGCGGCGGACGCGGACGACAGGATCGGTGTGGTAGAGGCTCAGGTTGCGAAGGCTATAGGCAGATGCAGCGCCACCGTATTGATCCAGCAGTCCCAAAGAACCTGCTTCCTGTCCTGTAATAGTCCAGCTCATCGCAACACCTCCGTTTGATTAGTGGCAGTGACTAAAGGGTAAGTCATGGCGTCGGTGCTACAAGTTTGTATGGATGGTCGCTGGGGAGGTTTGCGGTTAAACCAAACAGGTGGGCGTAATAACCCTCAAGTCTTTGTCGATCTAAGGTGGACAAAACAGAATCGCAAATGATTATTCCGGCAATTTGGCCAGTCATATTTCCTTCATTAGATCCTGAGTTACGCTTACCAATGTACAAACCATCAGTATTAGCTAGCGGGGTATTATCTGGATCAACTTCGCCATCAACAATAGTGGCGCCCGCAACGGTTGACGCGACTAACTTTGTCCCGTCACGGTAATGTTTAATTGTACTGCCGTCCCATGTCGCAATATCAATCAACCATAAATCCTGATTTGCGGAATAATTAGATGCTCTTCCTCCGGCTATAGATAAGAGGCTGTTGTCATTAAAGTAGTAATCAGGGTCATCGAGCCCAGCGCCATCTCCTTTCTGCATTACCCTGAAACCGCCGCTCTTTTTGTAAATAGCAGCAACTGTGCTAGGTGCGATTTGTGCATTAAGAGCATTGGCGTGTGCCACCGTCATAAAGTCGTCAGTGCCATCGAGCGTCAAAACGCTTTTATTGTTTAGAGCGTTTGTGGTATAAGTAGGGCGGCTACTGGAAGTCCCTTGGGCTGCATTTCTACCGTTGCCACTTTTATCATTCCACTGGCTAACAGCTCCGTTCACTGTCGTCACCGTACTGGTGTCAGCCGCATCCAGCCACAATGCAGTAGTGATCTCTGCAGGGGTCCATAGATTGTACTGGGCAGGAAAATCGTACATATAGCCCTGCGCCGTAAACTGCTTCTGCAGCACCACCTTCCCCGGCACATAAATCGGGCTCATGACATCACCTCCCCAGCAGCAGTAGTGTTGGAATTTTCGAGGGTTCTCATGGTATAGCTGCTCCGATAGCTGTGATTAGGTTAGACACGCGGGTGTCAAAAAGAGCGAGGTCTAGGGATTCGCCGATGCTGTAGAAGGAAATGCGGGCGTTGGTTGGGAAAGAAGATGAGCCAGCTCCGTCTTCCCTTGCAAATACAAAGAAGTCTCCAGTTGCCGGTATTTCTGAAGCCGTATTCAAGATGTAGTTCGTGGCTCCAGTGCGCAATGTATAAGAACTGCTTGCGCTGCGACTGACGCCAAAAAGTCCTGTTGCGGGAGGATTGGCGCCTTGATTGCCGCTGTTTGTACTAGCTCTGCATCTTCCTCCGTGTTCAACAAGAATGTTGGAAAGTCTGCCCCTATAAAGATTTGATGCGCCCGTCCCTGTACCGCCGTTGCCAATGTACACCCCAGCATTGGAAGTATCGGTGTGAATTTCGGTCAGATAAGTGGTTAAGCTAAAGCTATCTTGCGGATCTGCGTTCCCGGCTCTGTTTGAGTTTAGATACTTCGTACTGGCATCACCCTTTAACCCCGTCTCTCGGTCATAATCCCCAGAGACAAAGTTGTAGTTAGTCGGCGCAGTTCCCTTCAACGGATACAACGCACCATTTAGTCCATCCCACGCTGCCATGATGCAACATGCTTTGATGGGATCCCAGATGCCATCTTGTTTACAACCAACAACAAAACCGTTGATTGCGTTTGCAAGATCTATTGCTTGTGTCATGACAATGTACCTCCAGCACGATACGCGCCACCAATGTATGCTGCTGCATCCATGTCCATCGTAGAAAGATCGGGAAGACCTGCGGTTTGTGTATAGGTAATGAGGTTCATAAGGCGTGTGACACGGGTGTCAAGGGCGGCGAGGTCTAGGGATTCGCCGATGGAGTAGAAGGCTAGGCGGGCGTCTGAGTAGAGATCAATACTAACTGAACCAAGATTGTTCCCTGCAAATACAAAGTAATCTCCATCTCCCAACGCGATACTGGCCTGAGTAATTGTTTCATTTATCCCACTCCCTCTGACAGCATATGAAGCGGACAGGCTTCGGGAGGCCCCAAAAAAACCGTTAGACGAGTGCAAATTTCCGCTGCTTGTATTAGTAGTATCACTACTACAGCGGCTGCTGATTTTTTGCGCCACAGCGCCCGACAAAATTTGCGTAGCGCCAATTCCGGCCGTAAATGTTGCCCTAATATATGCTTGTACTGATGTTTCAGTGCTCCGCGTGGACGCATATACTGCTAAATGACGGTTATCCTGCGGATCAGCATTGTTGTTCCTGTTGCTATCCAAATACTTCGTGCTCCCATTCCCCACTAGCCCAGTCTCCCGGTTGTAATCACCAGAAACAAAGTTGTAGTTAGTCGGCGCAGCACCCACCAGCGGTACCAACGCCCCACTCAACGTCCTAGCTCCAGCCAGGATGTTGCACGCCTTAATTGCATCCCAGATGCCATCATTTTTGCAGCCAAGGACAAAATCATTGATCGCCTTGGCTACACCAAATTCCAGCTCCTGTCCATCGGCTGCCTCCACAGCAGCGACATAAGACACTGCTTCAGGTTCGGTCAGTCCGTTCCAACCAGGCACCCATCGCAGCGTCATACATCACCTCCATCGGGCTCAGTAGTGTCGTTGTCTACGACTGGTGCCACCCAGCCGTAGGGCTTGCCGTCTGCCTGGAACTGGGGATCAACAGGACCGGCGTAGTAAGGACCGACCTTATACAGCTCAGCCCGTTGGCGAACAGTCTCCACCACGCTGGCAGCAAAATACTCTTCAGGTGTGGTAGCAGTTGTGCTGCCTTGTACAAGACTGAACTCAGCTACCAGAGCAGGCAGCAGTTCGTCGGGAATGTCAATCGTAAATTGAGCCATGAGAAGAACCTCCTTAGGATTTGATGACGGCAAAGCCGATCACGATGGCTTCACTTTTCCAGCCTGCCGTGATGTTGCGGACGTTGATGCTGGCGGAACCAGCAGCAGCTTGTGCGTTAAGCACGTATGCGCCTGCCGTACCACCGGAGACGTGATTAAGAACCAGCAGATCAGTAGCTGCAATGCTGGTATTAGTGAGCGTGAAGCTAACTGTTGTATCTGCGGGTAGGGCTTCACCGTTCATGGTGATCGCACCACATGGAGCGTTGAGTGTAACGCCAGTGCTTTTGTTGGTTTCTTGTGTAACGGTGCCACGACCAGTGCCGTAGCCAAAGGTGCCAGCAGTGGCGTCGTAACTGAGGTTGCCACCAGCTTGAGCACCTGCATCGTTATAGGTAACTTGCCCAGTAGACCCAGCAACTAATGCAACGGTGCCGGTGGCATCCGGGAAGCTGATCGTGCGGTTAGCAGTTGGCGTGACCACCTGCACGGTGGTTTCATAGGTGCCGCCGTCATCAAGATTAATATCACCACTAACGTCTAAGCTTTCAAACTCTCCATTAGGGCTATCAGTGGCATCAAAATTGCCAGTAAATGGATTAAATTTATATCCCATGATCCTCAGCTCTTGGTAACAGAAAGGAGAGTGGAACCACTATAAGCTAAGGCAAGATTACCAACGGTCGTACCGCCCGCGCCACCAGTCTTATATTCCACGCCAGTCAAAGTGGAGCCACTATAAGTGAGGGCAATATAATCATGCTCAGGAATGCTAAGCCCTTGTACAACTGGCAAAGGATTGCCACTATCGTTTGTAACTTCCACTTCGGCGCCAATGGTGACGCCGCTAATTGTCACGCCACTGGCGAAAGCCACCGGCACCGGACCACCATTAAGGTCTCCGCGAATCAAGAGAGCTTCATATTGCTCTCCATTGATAACTCTCTGTGCCATAGTAATGAAGCGCTTATCCTTCCATGTTAATACAAAAAAATACAAAAGCTATGCGCCAGTCAGCTCTTGACTATCAGCTTCATGAATTCCACCAAGATGGCGTCTGCCTTGGTTTTATTTTGCACAATGAAGAAGATTCTGTCGTCAGTGGTTAATTGCACAAGTGTTTGAATGGTGCCATTTTTGGGCTGATTTGATGGCGTGCCAGCATTTACATAGATTTCACTTTCAGAAATGCGATCAGCATCAGCATCTAATGGAGAAGATGCGTCACGATTAACGCCAATATAAAAACCACAAGTGTCTTGGCTGCCTGAGTAAAAATTAAACGTAGCAATGGCATGGAAAAGCCCATTGGTTCCTTTGTACTTTAGAGAATTAGTCAAGGCATCTTTTTCAAAATTAGTCAATGAGCTAGTAAGCATGGCCCCAGAAACAACAGCCCTTCCGTTGGTTTGATCAATGGGAGTGGTAATTGTATTGGCCTTCAAATAAATGACGCCACAATCTGCGCTGCGTGGTGGCCCCTGTGTGCCCGGTGCAGTGAGTAGCACGCTTACATCGCTGCTGGTTACATTGATATTATTATTGTCTTCAGTGATAGCAATAGTATTGCGTTCTTCTTGGATTGTTACCGTAGTCATAATTAGCTTCTCCAAGACAGTCCCGGATTCCAGAAGGCACTACCTTCCAGCAGGTAGAATTTATCTCCCTCTGCTGTTGTTATAAGCACATCGTATTGCCCTTGTTCAGTAATACCACTTGTCGTGGAAGCCTCCAGCCGCATAACAAACATTCCGCTTGGCTGAGAAACATAAGGCGTGGAGAAAGTTGCAAGTCTATTACCGCCCAGTCTGTCCCATAAGGTGCCGCTAATGGTATAGCCGCTCATGTTGACTGGCACGCCTGTACTATCTTTGTATTGCACAGGCAGCTCAAACGTGGCACCTTGATGGATGGTTATGTCATATTTGCCTGGCTGGATCATTGTATTAGAGCTTTCTTTCCATTGTAGGGCCAAAAAGAAAGGGCCTTTCGGCCCTTTGCTTATTTGCCTTGTCCTTTACGGAGTTTGCGTCCGTGACTGGCTTTGCTGTTTTTGCCATTGCCTTGGCGCGTCGTTTTTGGCTTGCCAGGCGTGAATAGCTTTTGCCCGCTAATGCCAATTTTGGATTTTGCTGCCATGGAACGCGACTTTTCTTATTTCAAACAATAGCAGAAAGGACGGCAAAAGCCGTCCTTTTCTTGAAGCCTAATGGTGCTTAAATTATGAGTTCACAGTGGAATCGCCAGGCGAAACCACTTCTTCTTCCTCATCTAAAGGGCTTAGCGGCCATTCTACTGTTCTGGGGAACGTCTCCTGTTCTGGTACATTCCTTAGCTCTTGGCGATACAATGCCCAAGCTGATTTTTCCTCGCTTGAAAGAGGAGAATCTACCAGTTGAGTCCAATCAGACTGGTCAAGCAAATCATTGCGCTTCGATCGAATATTTTCAGCGCTTTTTGCTGCCAATTCTGCTAACTCGGCTTCTGGATCCGATGTGTCAATGAAATTTGTCCCGTCAAAAATCCAGCCAATGCCGACTCGCTCATCCTCGGGCAATTCAACCCAGCCTCGCTCTTCGGCAAATTCAGAGTCTGCTATAACAATGTTTTCAACAATGTTTTCGCTGTCAATAATTGCGTATTTCATTGGAAAGGCTCCCATGATTTAGAAGTAAGTGTAAACGCGGACAACACCATTGGCACCATTTCCTCCGGTTCCAACGGTTGCAGTGTCAAGATTGGTGGATCCACCACCACCACCACCACCACCAGGGAAGGCTCCGGCACCACCAGCGCCACCGTTGCCGTTTATATGGCCGCCACCACCGCCACCACCGTCTCCGGTGCCGCTAGTTCCCGAAGTTCCAGCTCCGCCATTTGCAGCTCCACCAGAGGGTCCACCCCCAACGTCTTGGGACCAACGAGAGTTGTCATACGCGATAAATCCACCTCCACCTTGTCCACCCCCGTAAGAGCCGATGGAATTAGCGCCAGCACCACCGCCGCCGCCGCCAGGGCCGTATGGAGCGTAGCGTCCAGGAGAGCCCGGGTAACCAATAAGGCTACCATTACCGCCGCCATTGTAATATATATCACTTGTGTCGCCAACGCTAGTTCCCAAATAAAATGCATTATTTCCTACAGTATCGTATGTTGCACCACCAAGACCATCCTCTCCTCCTCGGGCGATTACATAACTTCCAAATGAACTATTGCCACCAATGCTTCCACCGTTTCCCTTGCCACCAATTAGCCCAGCACCTCCAGCGCCGCCACCGCCTACTGTCGCGGTCACTGTAGCGCCCAGGTCGGATGCTTTAAACCATCGAGCAAGCCTCATCCCGCCAGCGCCACCTTGCCCGCCACTCACAGGTTGATTGAATGAAAGCTGCGCATTTCCGCCGGCTCCTCCGCCTCCGCCGCCACCGATGCATTCGACGTAGACCATCTTTGCGCCTGTTGGCTTTGTCCAGGTGCCAGTAGTTGTGAATTCCTGAATATCTACAAGAGCACCTTTTCCATCTAAAGCAGTTTGCAATCCATCTACGTTGCCAATAATGTGATTGTGCGAATCATCCGCAACAGTAGCACTGATCGTAATGTTTGCACTTCCATTAAAACTGGCGCTTCCGCTTACGTCACCACTAAGACCAATAGTCCGAGCTGTTGCTAATTGACTGGCTGAAGTAGCATTTCCATTAAAGGTGGTAGCAGTCAGAGTATTGGTCGAAGGGTTATAGGTAAGCGAGGAATCTTCGTTAAGTCGTTTATGCCCGGCAGTGCTATTGTCGGTAAAGACGACGTTGCGAGTGGCGTTGGTGCCCTCATCGTCTTCAATGTAAGGCTCAACAGTAATGTTGGCACTTCCATTGAAACTTACGCCGTTAATTGTGCGGGCAGTTTGCAGTGTAGTGGCAGTGGACGCATTGCCGTTCAGCGCTGCACTAATTGTTCCGGCATTAAAGTTGCCACTTGCATCGCGGTAAACAATGGTGTTAGCAGTATTTGCATTGGTGGCATTGGAAGTAACAGTAAAAGTGCCACCTTCGCTACTTACGCTTCCACTAATACCGTTGCCACTAGTAGCGCCAGCGCCAACATAATTACCAGTTGTATCAGTGCCAAGCGCGACACTATTCGCTGCAATAGTCGCACTAATCGTAACGTTTGCACTTCCATCAAAACTTGCACTACCACTCAAATCACCGCCAAGACCAATAGTCCGAGCTGTTTGCAATTTTGTTGCTGTAGCGGCATTACCAACAGTACCAGTAATTGTTACATTGCTTCCGCCATCAAAACTTGCACTACCGCTTAAATCGCCGCCAAGACTAATTGTCCGAGCTGTTTGCAATGCACTGGCAGTAGAAGCGTTACCAGAAAGCGCACCACTGAATGTACCAGCAGTAAGAGTGTTGGTACTCGGATTGTAGGTGAAAGTCGCCGTACTATCCTGCAAAAGCGAATAGTTTCCATTTGTTGATGCCGTAGTGTTTGCAAACGGCACCTTGAACGCACTAGCAGTGGTCGATGTAGTCAGCCCCACATTGGCGGCATTTGTCGCTGTGGTAGCTGAACTAGCGCTAGTTGCACTGCCATTCAACGTCGCAGTAATAGTGCCAGCACTAAAATTGCCACTGCCATCACGTGCAACAACTTTTGATGCAGTATTCGCAGATGTGGCATCAACCGCCCAAGTGGTTGCAGCGCCGCCATTAAAATTATTGCCAGTTAGATAGGTGCCGCGCGTAAGAGTGTTTGTAGTGTTGGCGGTAACGGTAATAGGAGCACTACCATCAAAATTTACGCCATTAATTGCACGAGCAGTGGCCAACTTGGTAGACGTGGAAGCATTGCCAGCTAGCTCCGCAGTAATAGTGCCAGCACTAAAATTGCCACTGCCATCGCGATAGACAATTGTACTTGCGGTGTTTTCATTAGTAGCGTTAGACGTGACAGTAAATACACCACCTTCTGTACTAGAACTACCGCTAATACCATTGCCACTTGTTGTAGCAGTCGCAACATAATTGCCAGTAGTATCAGTTCCAAGGGCAACGCTATTGGCCGCAATAGTGCCAGTAATCGTTACATTACTCGTGCCATTAAAAGTTGCACTTCCACTAAGATCTCCGGCAAGGCTAATCGTTCTAGAAGTTTGCAATGCAGTGGCAGTGGCAGCATTGCCACTCACTGAAATACCCCAAGTCCCCGAAGCTCCCCCGCCTGTCTTTGTAGGCGCATCATTGGCGATTTCGCTATTAACAAAAGCCGTTGTTGCTACAAGAGTTGAGCTATCTCCAACCGCAGCAGTTGTTGCCGTAACTCCACTTGCAAGAACACTATCGCTTGACAGTGTATAACCAGCATTCCACTGACTCCCAGTCCAAATCTTGATGATTGGAGGATTAGTAGAAGTGTCTAACCATGTTTCACCCTTACTATTTCCAGAAGATCCACTTGGCGTTGCATTGGGCGCAGTCGAGCCAATGTAAGTCGGACTAATTTTTACAAGAGCGTCTGCATCACCGCGCACGTAAATAGCAGGATCACCCTCGTTGTAATTAATAGCAATTTGCCCTTGCGCAAGACTAGTTGCATCAGGGCGCTTGCTAACTACACCACTACGAAGATTCTGAAATGGAAGTGTCATAGCTGGTTAATACCACAACAGTTGTGGCTTCAATTAATAGGTGCCACAATCAATCGTTGCCGTGGCAGTATTCAATATAGCCACCAACTGATTGGACGTTAAATCCTCTGGATCTCCAGTGCCACCACCAACAGCGCGTCCTTTAATGGTGGCCTCTGCCATGTCAGCCAATTTTGTATTGTCAACCGTATTAGCTGGAACGGAGCTGGCAGAAAACACAGCCCAAACCACATCATCTACATCAAGAATGAGATTTTGTGTAATTTGCACATACGCAATACCGCCATTGCTCGTACCCTCAGACACAAAAACAAAAGTACCAGCAGTTAGTTCTGCTGATGCATTGGCATCGGAAGAACGAGTGAGTACCGCCGGATTACTCCCGTCTCCAGTCTCAGAAACCACATACAAGCCATTCTCTGTCGCGTTTGTTTGATCCTTAACAAGTACGCGATCTCCTTGATCCAATGTGACGGAATCAAGTGACAATGCCCCATTTCCGCTTGCCTTCAAATAAAGGGTGTGGGAAACAATGATGGTGCCAGAGCCAGTGCTTGAAATAACAATGGCAGTGCCGCTAGTCGCGTCAGCAGCGTTAGCGGCAAGCTTAAGGGTGTTAACTCCAGTGTCAATGACAAAATATTCCGTGGCTACTTCATACCCAGTAGGAAGCGCTCCGGTCGAAGAAATATATACGCGGTCTCCCGTATTAAAAGGATGATTATTGATTGTTAATTCATCGGCGCCAACGTTTACAGATGAGACAGTGCCAGTGTCATTGAAATATGTGCCGACAAAATTTGTCGTAGTTGCAGCGCGTGAAGCGTCTTTAACAGAAAGGCCCTGGGCAACGGAATCAGCATAGCCTTTAGTCGCTGCGTCATTTGCAGCAACAGGCTCCGCAAGGTTTGTAATACGGAAGCCGTTAAAATTAATATTTTGAGACGCGGCATTTAAAATATTGTCCGCATTGACATCCACTGTCAACGCATTACTGACTGTGCTAACCGTAACCTTTGAAGATCCAGCGCGCAAGCTTTTCAGCTCAGCGCGATATTCACCAGCGGAAGCAATCTTTCCATTGACAATCAGAGATTGTCCTGTTCCACCAACGTTTGTGAGATAAGAAATACCTTCCAGATTGTACAATGCGTCTTGGGCGCTATTGCCATCTGTGCCACCCTGGGTAATACTAAGTGGCGTAGTCAGGCCCTCAATCGATGTAATATTCGTATTACTGCCTGCCTCTGCTGCCCCAATTCCATTGCGGGCGCTTTCTGCTGTACTGCCACCAGTGCCCCCTCTTTCAACTGCCAGAGGGGAATTAAACGACAAATCGTTTAATTCAATATTGGCGGCATTTACATCAAAAGAAATGGCTTCGTCGCCATCCGTAAGACCAATGCTTAGTTTGTTGCTGCCAGCTTTAACAGAGCGAATGTTAATGCTTTTTGTGCCGTCTCCTAAAACTTCAATTTCTGAAAGGGGGCTGTAAGTTGTGCCACTGCCAGCAAGCCCAGAAGCCGTGGAAACATTGTTTGTATTGATCGTCCAATCAACGCGATCCTGCCCGGAATTATCGGCGCTTGCAAAAGTGACACCAGCGCCAGGAATTAGATTAAGCTCTTGACGTGTGCCAACAGTGGTCCCGCTATTGCTAAAAATTGTCCTTTGCGTGGTTGTATTTGGAACCACGGACAATACAATAGTGTTATTCGCGTCGTCATAAGTGGCATCAATTCCGTTGCCTTCTGAAATCAGAAGGTCAACCATGTCCTGCAGGCTTTCCTTTAAATCGCCGTAGGTAATCTTCTTGGTGATGCTCTGAGATGGATTTGTTGTGTTATCAACAACAACAAAAAGATCATCATTGCCGGGCGCAAGAAGCGCAACAAGATCAGAAATTAGTTTTGCCTGCGCCATGAATCAGGAGGCCCCGCTGACTTTGATTTCCTTGAATACTGGTATCGTAGCACTATTGCTAGACTCCCTCGTCCAAAAGAATGGGCGCAATGTTTCAGTGGTGCCACTAAACGTATGAAGCAATGCCCCATTACGAAACACCTCAACAGCTCCCCCAATACCAGTGCGCTTGATTGAGAAAGTGTCGTCTGATTTCAAATAGATAGGCCCGCCACTTACTGTAATGTCAATGCCGCTGCCGGCCACTGCATCGGCTCTTGTGGCTGCAAGTTTGATCTTGTCTGCGCCTGAGGGTATGACGTAATAAGTGGTATCCAACTGCAATGGTGTGGGAGCGCTTCCGCTGTAAACAACAACGGCATCGCCAGTGGAATAATTATGACCACTGATCGTAAACGTGTCAAAAGCAATGCTGGTGTCTGTGCTTACAGTATTTTTGGCAACAAAACCAACGGTAGTTCCAGCGCAACATACATTAACGCGAGTGCTAATTACACTATTCTCAGCGAAGCTAACCGGATAGATCCCGAAACCTAAGCCATTGTCTCTAATTTCATTGGAAGACCGCCACGTAGACAATGTAGAAATATTCTGCGCAGTTGCCAATCCAATGGCAGTGGTTCCAACTTGATCGCCCGCGATGACGGCATCAAAAAGCTCAGGATCCACTTTGAAGCTAAGCACTCCATCGCGTGGCTCATGCTCTGGATCTTGGAAAATTTGAGTGCCGATGCAAAAAGCATAAGCACGGTCTTCCGATTGAGTCGGAAGACCGCTCGGCGAAGTGTTAATAATAGAGCTTCCAGATGCCATGCTTACCTACTAGCGCAGCCCATAATTTAAGAAGATTCTTGTCTCGGGCGCCGGGCTAACAATATTATACGTGCTAGAAGTGGTGCATTCATAAACCCGCATCCATTCAGCATCCTTTTCGTCTAGTGAGCGAACAAGAAGACCGTCTTCAATTCGGCGAGCGGCAAAAACAACTTCACCTTGATCAATTGGACGAGCGCGAGATGCAATTGCCTGGTCAATCAGTAAATCATAATATCCAGTTCCTGTTACTCCAGAGTCAATGCCGGCGTCCTGCAAAGCAAGCTTGCTCAAAGATGTGCCATTCCTTTCAGTGGCAATTGTAATGCCGTACACACTCGGTGTAGAAACAATGTAATAAGTAGTCTGCCCAACGATGAATCGGAAGCCAGCTTCAAGTGTGTGCTTGCGATCCAAAAGAATTGTGCCATCTACGGCAATGCTGTCAATTGTGTACACCTCATTGACAGCAGGAAACTCAAATTTACTGTCGTATTCTGCCGTGATTGCTTCGCGTACTAAATCATAAATTTTTGTCAGACCCCCCTGGAGCGGTTTGTCTGCCGCCATGTAAAACGAGGCTAGCTTCTTGCCGGTGACTGTTTTCTTCAGTGTAAGATTAGCCTCCAAGGTGCCCATGTCAGTCGATTCGTAAATGCTTTCTGACAAAAGTGCAAAAGAATCAGGCAGTTCCGTATAAATATCAAAAGTATTACCCAATTCATCTACACCTTGCAACACAGACTCTGAAATTCCGTAGGAATCATAATAATCAATTGGAAGTGTGCCATTGACATGCCCAACTTCGCCCAGATTACCGTATTCAGGGTCGCGAAAAACAACTAATTCTGTCGGATAATTACTCAATGCGGAGAAAGTTTTCGGCAGCCCTTGTAGTGTATTCAAGAGTCGGCCGGGCGCAAAATCCTTGGCACGTAAGGTAAACAATGGGTAGTAATGAGCTGCTTCAAAGCCATTCAATACTGGTCCAATATCGCGGCCATTTGTAAGATCAAGGCCGTGCATATCAGCCTTTTCGGTTTCTCCACCATCAACCTGCAGACTTAAGCCGTATTTAATCAAATACTGCGGCTCGACCAAATAGCCTGTGTTGGTGATTTCAATGGTGAATGGAAGAATTGGCGAGCCAAGACTTGGGGCGTTTAAGCTGTCTGGAATTAGCAGCTCATGCATCAACACCCATCGCCCACGAGGCACCTGAGAGACTGTTACAGGGAGATCAGATGCATCGTCTACCAAGAAGGCGTAAAAGCGAGCGGAGCTGGCCCCGTACCATCCCCACTCCACCATGTACATACAGTTTTTGGTGAAGTCAATCGAAGCATTGCTGCTACCGTTTCCATCCAGCGTGTCACCGTTGAATTGACTACGTGGAATTACAGTTTCCTTTGGCAGGCCATCTCCAGATGAGCGCCGATGGACAACGCGAAAATTATCGCCCTCTCCATTGGCAATAATTTGAAAAAAGAAGCCGTCCAGCGCGTCACCAATGCCCCACAGCTTTTCACATGCGGGATAATCGGACAGGCTTGTTTGCAGGCAAACAGACGAACGCATGACGCGCCCGGTCTGATAACGAAAACGCTTTTTAGTGCTAATTCTTACGCGCTGAAAACCACCACTGGCTTTAGCTAGTTCAAGGCGAACTGCCCTACGATTGCTGTCGTGCTGAATATAGCCCGTTGGTAAGGGGCTATATTCCACCAGCACATCTTCAAGCTGAGTCCACTTGGCGCTTTCGGTATCTCCGTCCCCATTTTCACTAAGACCCTGTACCTCTGTTACATAAATATCTTCACGTAGATCGTAATCGTCGGTGTAATTAAAAAGACTAAGAGGTTGCTCAACTCGCGATGTGCCAAAAAAATCAGAGCGTATTTCTGTAGGCTTTTCTTTGTAAAAGCTAACGGCCATTTCGCCGCCAGCCAATGGCATAGTAATTGGAATGCCCGATGCCATTCCGTTTTGTCCTACAGGAAAATCACCAGCCTCCTGTAGAACAGTGCCTGCATTAGCGCCACTGGCAACAACATATCGCCGTTGCCCTACTTCATGAGAAAGCTGGTAATAAGCCATGTCGATTAATTAACGTTCACCCCAGGTGATGGAGCCAGTGACAATGTTTCCGCTATCAGAAATACTCTCCGCAGTCAGCACCAAGATATCTCCGGAATCGCCCACTGGATTTGAAATGGGGCGTGTAAGGAATTCGCGGTTATAGCGGAAGATCTCATCCAAAATAATGTTTTGCCCGTCATCGTTGCCGGTAAAAAACGTTGCAACAATGTCTCCGCCTGTCACGCCAGTCGCTGTAGTGTTGTATTCAATGGCGGAAAGTTGAGCCGAAGAATTAAACACACCAGAAACTGTTGCGGGATCCAACGATGCACCACTAATTACAATGCTTGTTGGATTCTTGAGAAGTGTAAACTTGGTCCTGTATTGAGAGGAAAGGCTCGTCATCAGCGGCACGGCACGCAAAATATTTTGCTTGCTATTTCCGTCCGCATTAGTAATTTGTTCTTTGCAACGCAAGGACAGTAACGGTGTGGACGCACCAGGAGAAGTGGTTCTAATGGCACCCTCTTGCGAAAAAATGTCATATTTAGTGGCGTCACCACCATCGATTTCCGCCTTGGTGCCGTACACCTTAAGGAAAACTGCCTGAGGAAGGCTTCCAGTTTTTGTAATCTGGAAAGTCATGGGCAAATTGGGATTGCCCAAGCTCGGGAATGGCAGGCGGTCGCAGGTGTTAATTTGATGGATTGTCACCCAGCGTGCATTCTTCGCAGTTGCGCCAGCGGGCAAGTTCTCATCCACCGGCACATAGGCCATCAGGCGGCACGCAGAGCCGCCATACCAGCCCATTTGAATGCGGAACATTGTGACGTTAGACAAGCTAAGCGTATGCACGCTGCTACCTTGTCCGTCAAGCTTGTCACCCTTAAATGCGCTACGAGGCACAATCTCTTCCATGACGGAAGGATCTGAAGGCAGCAAGCGGTAACGATGATTGTTGTAAAGGCTACTTGGATCGCTAACAGTAAAATCTGTAGACCCAATGGGGGCTCCATGATTCTGAGGATTTTCTCCTGAATTGGTGCGGCGAACAAAGAACAAATCGTCGCCAACTACACGAATGATATAGCCATTGTTATTGTTGAAGATGCCAAATTCAATGGTTGCATTTGCATCACGCAACATGCTTACGCCAAAGCTGGCATCAGTAATTCGGCCAGTCTGATAAGGGAATACCAGACGGCTCTGCATCCGAGCTTCAGTGCTGTTAGGAGCGTTTGTATTGATTAGTAGCTGGGCGCCACTTTCTTGTGGAAGATGAGTGACGCTGGAATAATCGGGCTCACCTTCTGGATCTGCAGTGAGCTTCCAAGCCTTTGGATCAATGGCAAGAATGTTTGTCGAGTCCCACAGTTGCAAACTACTTTGCACACGAGGGTTACCCAACAAATCATCATGCACTTCAGAAGGTGCGCTTAGATTGTCGAGAATGGGGACGGGAGTTTGGTCACTCGCAATAACAACGGGCAGCGATTGCGCCATTGTGGCCTGACCGGCCTGAATAGGCTCAGTTCTGCCAACCGTTACTACCTGTTGACCTTCTTCGATGTCAGGCATTTTTCATCAAATCGAGGTGATGCGAGGCTTAACCTGCAGTGTTCCTAATACAATAGTATCCTCTTTCAGTACCCTTAGCGTGCCATTGCCAGCATTCGTACTATAAAGAGGAGAGCCGCCAACAGGAATTATTTCAAATTCTGTACTAGACAGAATCGATAGCGTATTGACCGCGTAGGTGTTATTGTAGCCAGAAACAGAAGTTCCAGTTATGCGCACAATGTCAGTAGGGCTTAGATTGTGCGTTCCATTAGTCGTAACCCTTATTCGATAAGTCCCGGCAATGGCATCTACAACAGCTCCCTGCGAAATGGAATCGATTCCTTTGCCCGTCTCTTCATAAAAAAGTTCTTTCAAGTCCCACAAATAAACGGCGCCAATATCCGCAGGATCGGCCGCTTGTCTACCTACGTCATACAGCAGCCCCCTATCAATGTATCCAGCGGCAAGATTACGACGCAACGCCTCTGTCTGAGTGGAAGTAAGCGCAAGCTTTAAATGACCATCTGTCTCAAGCTTTGTAACGCCAAACGAATCAACTACATTGCCGCCAAAAGTCTCCTTGATTTGCGCCAATAGCTCCGAATTGGTAAAATCGCGAGGAGTGCCAATCGGCTTCTGGAAAGCTAGGTACAACTCGTCAAAGCTGTCCCCCTCTCGCACTACCACGTTAATGCTTTCCATTAGCCGTCAATCAGTTTGTCAAGATTGGCAATAGCTTCGTTTCGCAAAGAAGAAGTGGATCGTACAGGACTCTGCAATTCCGCAATGCGAACAAGAAGCTGTTGTTTCTCATTGCTAAGTCTATCAATCTCGGCGTGTAGGTTCGCAAAATGCGTACTAAGGGAAATGGTTTCATTCATTTCCTCCTGTAGCTTCTTGTTTTCAATTTCAAGAAGTGCAATCTGCTGTCTATAAAGCGCCACTTGCTCACGCTGCTCATCGTCGAGCACGCGCTTCTCAATAATCCGCTCAGGCTCAACCACCAACGGCACTTTTATAGGCTGCGTATCACGCTGCAGCTTTATAAGGTCAGCAGATATTGTGGCCGCTTTCGCCTGGGCTGCAGCGGCCTTGCCTTCAGCTTGGCTTACTTGGCGCAACAGAGAAGCATTTTCCTCTTCAATCTTTTTAATTTGTCGCTTGAGTTCATTATTCTCATTGCGCAACATAGTTGCTTCAATCAGATCTCCCTTGCTGCTTCCGCTAACCTTGCGCCCATTAGGGCGCACAAGACCACGCGCTTCATCCAGCGAAATCTCTTCAACTGGAGGCACTCTCCATCGTTCCACATACGAAAGGCGCCTTGCGTCTCCAACGGCTCGCCAATCCACCGCATAAGGCAGCCCAGCGGGGCAGGGGGGCAGTTCGATGTCAATAATGCCGTCTTCTACCTTGAAAACCAAATCCTTGGCAGGGGCGCCAATAAAGGCGCCTCCTGCCTTCACGAACAAACGACCCTCTAAAGGGCCATCCGCACCGTCAAGTCGACCGACAATGCGTGTCATTCTTACACCTCGCGATAGGTGATCAGGGCTTGATACTCGATGCCACTACTTACAACGGTTTCCAAAGCCTCGCCCGCCGTTGTCCCAAACAATCCCATTGGATTACCTATTGATAGTGGACTGCCAGACGCATAAACGGGAAAAGCCGGCGTCAAAGTAGTTCCAGAAGCTCCACTACGAAACTGAACAGTGCCGCCTGATGTGGCTGTAACTGCAAAATTCAACACGCGCAAAGACTTGCCAGCTACACCAGAAATTACCACCTCACCACTAGTGCTCGTCACCCATGCGCTCTTGATGCCCGATGGGAGAATGTCGTGCTGCAAGATATACGGAGTTTCCTCCGCCCCATCACCCACCGCTTGCACATAAGCGGAATTACCGGCAGCATCTAAACCAAACAGAGCCATGATTAAAAGAGAATAAATAGCAATCGTTGGTTCAACTTAGATTGACCATCCGGGAGCCTAACAGTGCTAGGCGTAGAAAAATCAAACCTAAGCGGAGATGCAATATACCGCTGGCTATAAGACCACGGAGATTGCCGTCTATTTACCCCGATTGTAGCAATCCTAATCTGATAGGAAGTTCTAATATCGTAATCCGAAGCGTCAATCTTCACATAATCTGCCGTCGTGTGCCCCAGGTCCACCCATCGATCTTCCTCTTCGCGATAAAGCTCGACGACAAATTCTTTGATTAGTGGATTGTTACGCGGCTCCTGCCAGCATACAGCAGGATTAATGGCGTTCAAAATTGAATAGCCGGTGTACTGCGGATAATCCCAGGAAACTTCAATCTGTGCCATTACGTTGTTTGAAGAACAATGCTGCCGGCGCTAACAACGGGAGTAACAACCAGTCCCGCAATGGAAGTGATTTGAGGTGATACAACCGTTGAATTATCCACCAGCGAATACTTGTCTTCATAATAAGCAGATGCCAAAACCGTCACAATCTGGTCGTCTTCATTCAACGCAATTACGCGATATTTTCTAGGCACAGCACCAGCTTCTCGGATGATCCACGCTGCTGGAAGCTCTGGATTGACGGCAAACGATGGAGCAAAGCTAATGCTAGTAGTTGACCCCGCGCCACTTGTGATGGCCGCCGTAAGTTCGTTACCGCCACTTGCACTAATAATAATTTCGTAGCTTTTTCCTGCCTCAAGAGAAACTGCCCGATCAAGTGTCGCAGAGCCAGCAGAAACAGCAGATAACATTCCCGCATAAATGCCTACGGTTTTATACGGATCGGCTATTTCAATGATTTCACCCGGCATCAGGAAAAATCCTTCTGCTGCCACCTTAAAAGTAACCGTTTCGGTTTCATTCAAATTCGTAACAAGACTCCATCGTCCAATGCGTTGCGCTTGGCTCTGAGAAGTACAGCCAAGCCCTCTCACTTCAAGCTCGCGGTAACCGTAGCGGTCTATGCCATCACGATCTTCCACATATTCAATTTTTCCTCTATATCTATCATCGCGATCGTTCCATGAAACAAGCGCCACTGTTTTTCGCGCTTTTAATCCTGTGCCTTCGTAAACAAAAGCCGGCTTTGCAAGCTCCCCAGCTTCGCTTATATCCACAATGACATTAGATGGCGAAAACTGCTTGACCACCGATGCAGGGCGATCCTGTGTGGCAATGATTAAGCCCTGGGCGTAATAAATCATTCCACGGAAGCATGCCGCCAATGCATTTAACACTTCAAAGGCATCGCCTCTGTTATTGATGTAGCCATTAAATGTAAAACGCTTCTCAGTACCTCCTCCTCCATTGGAAACCATTTCATCGCAATACTGCGCAATTGGCAAAAGAGAATAAATATCAATGTCTTCAGCATCAATAAACTCCCCACATCCATATCGGCTATTGGTTAACAAGTCATAAAATACCCACGCGGGATTATTACTATATTCAGTCTTAAAGCTGCCATTCCATACGCCAGAGTACGAATTGGTTGCGCTGTTGTAATTGCTGGGCACCTTAATCTTTAAGCCCAAAAGTTCAGCAGAAATAACGGGTACGCTTTGGAAAAATTCCGCAGAAACTGTAAAGCCAATTAGCGCTGAGTTTGGATAGCGCAATGTTTCCTGGATGATGCCAACGATTGCCTTGAAATACAGATCATTATTGTCTTGAAGGTTGTCGGCGTCCTTTGTAATCCGCTTGACTCTTACGGTCCATGGACCAGTTCCAGAAAGTTTGTAATTGTATTCAACGTCGTAAGGGCCACGAGATTTCCCTTGAATTTTTTCATCTTTATCGATAATTGGAGTGCCAAGGGAATCAACGATTTTGATATTAAATTCGACCTTGGATCCTTTTACATCGCCCTCCTCTTCCACCTTAAACAAAGATGCCACGCCTATTCTTACATTCACTCGATCCAAGTCAGCACTCGTAGTAGTAGCAACTACTGGTCCAACGTCTTTTGTTACTTTTGTTCCAACTGTTTGCTCTACCCTGATCTCATTGAATCCAGGTAGTGATGCCTGTCCTTGCGTTCCAGTGGCAAATACAACTTCTACATCTTCAAAATTTTTCTTTCCGTCTTTACCTACTAACGGGGTGTCATTTAAGTAGATGCGCTGACTACGCTCATTAGCGCCAAAGCTTTCGGGAAACCCCTGAATTTCGCCTTCGGAAAACAACGACAATACACTTGCTTGGGCCTTGCTGCGCAGCGAATCAGGATCCTCTGTGGGAGCCTTGCCTCCATCTTTGCCACCGCCAGCACCGCTAATGCTCCAGCATTGGATATTACCAGAAAGCTTTTCTTCCATTGTCAAACTGGAATTGTCTCAGTGCTAATCGCTGAAGAGATAGTAAGCGGTGATACGGCAAGATATCGACCGTATAGCACTGGAATGGGATAGCCCTGAGTGGTAAGTTCTACTGCCCTGTCAAACATAAAGCTGTCTTTCTTTTTGGAATCACTGCCTGGCGTTTTTACCGGCGGGGTCAATAAGCCAGCAATGCCAGTGAGCACCATGCTGGCGCCCAAAGAAAACAAGACTGTTCCAACAGCGGTCAAAGAACCTGCAGTGGCCGTTCCAGCAATCACCTGAGCCGATGCTGCAGAAAACGCGCCAACGCCTGGAATAAACGCCAAACCAATCAATGCGGCGCCAATCAAAATTCTGCCCACGTTGCCACCAGAACCAGCAATAACAGGAGCGATCACAAGGCGATCACAACTCATCAACACGCCCTCGTAATCCATCCCCTGCGGGTCGTCATTCACAAGCTTGAATCCAATGCCGCCCTCGTGGGCTTCGCAAAAATATTCCTTAAATCCTTCCAACTGGTTTGCCAACGCAGAAATCACTTCGCGAGGATTGCGCACCATAAAACGATATGAGCGTCCAAAACGACGCCCCAATTCGCCTAACAGCTTTACTTCGACCATTCGCCGCTTCATGGCTTAACGTCCCTGTGTCGCAGCACCTTAGCTGTTACTTTAGCCCAATATCCTCCGTAAACACTTTTTTCTGACAGGCGCCCCATTAAATGGTGATAAAACGAACAGCCATCGCCAATAATCACACCAGCATGATTTGGAGATGGAGCACTGATTTGCATTAGAAGAAAATCGCCCTTGCGCTCTGGTCTATCTATCTCGTAAAAACCTTGGCTCTGATAATTGTCGACAAACATTGTCCAAGACTTGCTCTCCCATTCGCTTTCTTCCCCACGCTCAAAATCGTCTAGTTCAATATTAAATTCGCGACTATAAAAATCTCGCAAAATGGCATAACAATCATGGATGCCATACACCCATTGGCGCCCTTGATAGGGCGCCTTTCCTGATGGGTCGGCATAGTAAAAATCACCAGTACCAGCGTGGAATACAATCCACGGCAAATTACTCTGCTTGCATGCCTTCACGTCGGGCACCGAGAAGCCCTCAACCCCCTCAACGTGCGAATGGTACACAGCCTCAATTTCTCCCCTGGCGCAGGCCCGCACATAATCCTCTGCCGCAATGGCAAAGTTATCCGATGGGAAGGGGTGGATATTTTCACATGGCACCACTTGTCCATTCACTACAAAGCCACAGCATTCATTCGGAGAGGCCTTGCGGGCCTCTCCTGCAATCGCCTGCTTAATCGATAGAGAAATCATCGGGTGACATTAGCGGCGGGGAAACCGCCAAATGGTAATGCTCCCTTAATTCCGAAACGAAGACGGCAACTTTGCAGACGCTTTCCGCATTTATCATTTTTCTTCACAGAATCATCAGCAGGAAGTGCCGCATATGCGGCTTCAACTGCAGCTAGTGCAGCGTTGTATTCTGCCAACGCATCGTCGTAAGCATCTTTTGCATTGTCGTACTTTGTCGTTATTGATTTACAGGCAGCGTTGTCATAATTAAGCTTTGCAATACTTCGCATTGGAGCAAACCCAGCTCCTGATTGGAATCCAATGTCATACCCAGGTTGACCGGGAAGCCTAACTGGTTGAATGCTGCCATTGATAATCAAAATGGGCTCGCCATCTGCATCTTTAATGGCAAAAGAGCTTGTAGAAACTGGCAGGGTACTCTTCTGCAACCCGCCACCTTGGGTTGGAACATATTGATCAATGGCAAAAGTGGGGCCGGTGCCATTCTTGCCGTTGCCAGGCCCTCTGTTTGTTTTCTGTTTGAAATCAGGGCGATATAAGGGCTGGTCTCCGGTTACGCTTACACCAGCGCCTTTCCAGATGGCAACAATAGTATTGCCGTCACCATCTTGAATAACGAAGGAGTAGTCATTGAACGGATCGTCTTTGAAGACAAAGAGAACTTGCTCTGTGTCAGCGACCTCTGGATCACATGCAGCTTCTTTTTGACCAAGAAGATTGTTTAATTTTGTCTCCGCATTTGCAAGCTTACCCTTTGCTGCATCAAACGTCTCATAAGCCGCTAAATAAGCCGCACCTTCTGCCGAAGATGAACCTCCCGCCGTGATTGGCTGGTCAAATTCATTTGCAATTGCAGGTCCGTCATAACCGCACTCCGCTCCTCTGTATTTCCATAAACAATAATTTTGCGTAATAATTCGCTTGGGAAGCTGAAGTCCTTCAAGATCAATTTTGCTCGCAAGTTGCCATGTAATTGTGACGCTACTTTCTGCAATTTTGCGTTCAATGTAGAACGTATCATCCGGGAATTCTTGCGTCGAATCTGGTGAGCTTCCTCCATCCAGATATTTCATCAATGTGCGACGGCGCGTAACCTTTGCACCAACAAGATCGTCCAATGTATTGACCACTGAAGCCAACGTCCCTAAGACGTTGGCCACTGTCAGCTCGGGCTGAGGAATTTGCCCCTTTGTGGTGCGCTCAAAGCCGCCGGCCTCAATGGGAAGCGGCTCATACGTGATGCCTTTCCAGCTAATTTTTGTATTATCTGGCATCAAATTAGCTGTGAAATAATACTTGTCAGATGCTGTGCCAGTGATGGTGGACAGATCAAGCTCAAACAGCTCGATAATGGCGTCATGCCAAGTTTGGGATACGTCTTGTTGAATTGTCATCGTCAATCCCTAGAGTCGTACACACGCTTGCAAGAAAACGAAATGATATTTACATCAGGCGCGCGGCATTCCCACGCCCATTCATTCGGATCGAGGCGATATTTGTACACTGCATCATCTTGCTTGAATTGCGAATAGAAGAAATCACCAGACAATGAAGACAAGTCGTCATCTAATGCCTCGGCTTGCGCATCTGTAATTGGAATAGTCGTAATGTCATATTTCCTAATGTCAGTATTAGCACCATCCGGCACCACCTGTTCATAGCCATCGCCAAATTGCACGCGCCTTACGCGCGTGCCTCTGCGGGCTGTAAGCCCATATTCAACTTCAAGAGTGAGAGTTGGTTGTGCCATGGTGATCAGCGTCCGCTATAGATGAGGCCGCCGGGACGGCTCTCTTTCAAGATGACATTGCGCACAGCGCCTTCAAGTTCGCGGCCGAGCGCTTGACCGCCGCCTCCGCTCATTTGACTACTGGCCTGTCCATTATTCATGTTGACAACAATGTTAGTGGAGATGTTGTTGCCAGCGCCACCGCCAAGCTCTACAGGAATCTTGCGGCCATCAGGCAGTGGCACAACGGCTTCGTTGAAGCGGCCTTCGCCAACGAGGCCCAGGGTGGGGCCGGTAACAACGCCGCCATTAGCGAAGGCCGGGCCTAAATAAGGTGCTCCATTGGGCGCAATGGCTCCTGGCGTGCCACGAGCAGCACTCGCCATTGGGCTTGCGGCTCCTGGGCCGCTGGCGCCAGGCAGGAACATCCCAATGATCTGCATCGCAGCCCACTTGGCAAGCATTTGAGCAACCATGTCCGCAAACATGCTTGCCACGCTTTGGAAGGCGTTTCCAAGGCCTTCCTGCCATGTTTGGGCGCCCGTAAGAATATCTGTGAAAGACTTGGCAAATGCACTACCAATGCCATTCGCAGCTTCACCAAGAAGCTTTGTGCTATCAGTGAGGCTGTCAAGCTCATCTTTGGTATTCTTGTAAAGCTCAGCAAGACTTCCCGCTTCGGGGATTTGAGCCTGAGCTGCCTTTAATTGGGGTACGAGGTCGGGGGCGCTTTCCTCTGCTCGCGCGATGTCTGCTTCAAAACCGCGACGCTGCTGAATGACCGCCGCCTGTCGCGGAGTGATTTGACCCGACGCTATCTGAGCATCTTCAATGAGACGCAAAATTTCCTGGCGTTTTTCTGCCTCTTTCCTTAATTCTTCTTCTCGTTTTTTAGCGGCTTTCGCAGCATCATTCGTATGCTTCTGCGAAATTGTCATAATGTCGTAGAAAAGTTCTTTTTCTTTTGCTTTTAGATCCGCAAGTTTTTCTGTTGGATCAATGCCGTTGGCAATAAGCTGAGGCGCAAATTTGTTCACCTGCGCAATTGTTTCTTGCACTGCAAGCAGTTCAAGGGCTGACTTGCGGTACTGCTCATAATATTTGATCATTCGCTGCGCATCTTCGTCATCGAGAGCTGCACCAAGCCTCACCTGAATGTCGTATTCCAATGCAGCTTTTGCCTCGTCAAGGCGGCGTTTAATGTCGCCGCCAATCAAGTCGTCCAAACTCTTTTTCTTCCCTTTTTCTCCTTTGCCAGGTGCCAAATCCACTTTTTCGAGATCAACAATTCCACTGACGGCCTGCTCTGTACGGCTCTTTGATTCGTACTGTGTCCGATTGAGCGCTGCGAGAAGATTTTGCCTTTCTCCCTCAGCGCGAACCATGCTGATTGCACTTTGACCGGCCCTTCCGGTGATTGGCAGGCCAAGCTCTTTCGCCATTTGAACCTGCATGGCGCTTGGATTCTTAATCGAAAGACGACCACCAGCTTGAGCTTGGAGCGTTTCAATTTTTTGAATTCTGTCCTTAATGGTTCTTTCCTGCGCAAACAGTTGCGCGTCCGACATTGCACGCAGCGCATCTGCGGCTCCAAGGGCTGCTTTTCTAAGTTTGTCGGTCTCGTCCTTGGCAGCAGCAATGCGCGTAACGAGCATTTCAAGGCCAACCATGACAGTGCCAGCAACAATGCCACCAACTGCAATTTTTGCGGCCCTAGATGTGGTAATTAAAGTGCGCAATGCTGCGATGGTTAGCTTGATATTCCCCAAGAACAATCCAAGCTGCTGAACCGCGTTTGCAACGGCAGCGCTTGCGAAAAGACGAATGGCCGCAGTCGCAATACCAATATTGACAGCAAGCTTGACAAAGAACTCGCCAATTGGATTTCCAACTATCGCATTAAATACCTGCAGAGCGCCAGAGATAATATTTCCCAGCACTTGGAATGTTGACCCAAGTGATTTAGCAACGGTAATAACCGTGTCAAAAGTATCAGCGGCTAGCTGGAGTGCATTGTAAATATCAAGCGCCCCGTCGCTCATGACGCTAGTTGCGGGACCAATTCCCTTCATCTCCATCCCAAATGCCTGAATGGCGCTAGTGGCGTCATTCACCATTTGTGAAATTACTGGGAAAATATTGGCCGCGGCAATGTCAACAACAGGCTCAAACGCTTCGTACATGCGTTGCACGGAGTTTTGTAGCCCATTTAATGCGCCCTGTAGCGTATTGGCAGCATTTGCGGCAGCGCCACCAAAATCACTGTTCATGATCTTGGCCACGTTGCGCAATACTTGCGCCATTGCCTCGCCCTTGAATGCCCCATCCTCCATTGCCTTGGAGAATTCGGGAATGCTCATCTGAGCGGCGCGAGCAAACAATGCGAGAGAGCCTGGAAGCACGTCACCAAGCTGCCCTTTAAGCTCTTCGCTCATAATTTGGCCTTTGCTTGCCATCTGAGCGAATGCATAGTTAACGCGATCCACTTGGTCGGCACTTAGGCCAAACGTCGCCGTCGCTTTGCTAATGCCTTCAAACAAATTTTCAATTTCGCCAGTAGCAAAACCGGCAGGCTCCATTGATGCATAAAGCTTCACGAAACCATCCCGCGCACTCGCAAGTGGCACATTAAATCGATTAGCTAAACCATCAATAAATGCGAAAGACCTATCTGCGGCGGCCGAACTACCTGTAACTGCCTCTAATTGATTGTTGATTGTCTGAAGACCCTTGGCCGCTTCAAACGCCTGGCCCGGCAGGCTAGTAAGGAATGCAAGGGCCTTGTACGCAGTGCCATAAAGCAATACTTGTTTTGTTGCGGTGGCAAACTCGTCACCAAGCTCTCTAATCGCACCAGAAAATGGAACTTTTGATTTCTGAAGAATTGGATCAAGCCCTTTAATTGCCTTGCCGATTTCCAAGTAATTTTTAGGCAGCTCAGTAGCCGGCGCGGCGCCCCCTCTTTGTGAGGAAAGAACCAGTGCTCCACCTCTCTCTGGCTGAGCGAAAGGCCTGTAAGGTCCAGCAGTGCCGCTTCCTCCAGCTCCCAGTGCAAAGCCCTGAGGGCTTTCCGCCATGACGCTCGCCCCACGCAGGGCCGATCTCGCGTAGGCCTGGGCAATGCGATTTTGGATGAATGATCCTCTGTCAGCAGGGCCTCCGTAAGTGGCCGGAGTTCGACCAACGGCGGAAGGCAACAGACCACGGATCATTGAAGGTGGCAAAGCCTGCCGCCCTATCTCCCGGACGTTTACTTGACGAATACGTGCATTTAATGAATCAACAAAAGTGAAGGCCGCATTACGGAGAATGTTCTGAAGGTCTTGCCCAAGCTGGGGAGGAAGAAATCCCCGCGCTCCAAATGCTGTCCCCGGAAGTGCTCCAGGAATGGCGCCAGCAGGCAAAGCTCGACCAGTCCCGGAAGGTCCAATTGAAACCCTCGATGGAGGAACTGTGGCTGGAAAATCCACGCCAGGCAACGCTCTGCGTTGCGCAGCTTGACGTTTTAAATATTCAGGATCAACACCAGCCATCCAAAAGACGGCACGCGCAACTTGGTCGAGGAAGCCACGTTTGACCCGCCTAGGGTCATTCATGTTCATCTGCAAATTGCCAAGCACGCTTTCCATTGCAGCGTCATCTAGCTGCATTAAGCGCTCACGCATCGCTGCGCTGCTTCTGATACTGCTGCGACCCTGGACTTTCGCCCGGCGCATCATGTCCTGCAACTCTCTATTTGAAGCCTGCGCAACTGCTGCTTCAAACTGAGTACGGCGCCCGGTCTGGGCCGCGCCGGGCATGTTCCCTCCCGACAAGCCTTGAGTGCGCATGTACTCTTGAAGACCCGCGAGGCCAGTTGGACCAGATGCGAATCCACCCTGAATATCAGCTTTGACTTTTACTGAAATTCCTGAAAGCTTGGCCTGAACAACTCTGCGAAAGTCCGCTACATCGGCATTTGTGATCGACGGCTTAATACTTGTGCCAATACGAATCTTTCCATCGCCCTGTTTAACTGTCTGATTCTGGGCAATGCGAGATTTAATGCCAATAACCGTATCGTTTACGTCTTTGGCAGTAGCAGCATTTTTAATGCTGACAGGAATCTCAACTTTCTTTCTTGTGCTTAGGGCGTCAAGACGAGCCTGGAGGTCATCAAAGGTTTGCTTCCTAAGGCCTCCCGTAATATTTAGCTCAATATTGTACTTTCGTCTTTTAATCAGGCGCTGAAGATCGTTCAGCTCTTTGTCAATAACGCGACGATCAAGCTTGATCTTGATGGGCGCAGTGAATTCAGACGATGCAATCCGACCCAGCTTTTGAAGCTGCTGGCGAAAATATACGAGATCAAACGATACGCCAAGCCGAAGTTCCGCCGCCATTACTGCGCTTACAGCATTCTTCTATTAAGTGTAGCTTTAATGGCCCATGATATTACTCATTATCCCGCATTGAAGCATTCTTAAGCTCCTCTGCCAACATCGAAATGATACGAGTGTCCATCCGCCTGGTCTTCATCAGGCGCTTAAGCACAATAATACTTTCTTCTGTAATGCCTGTTTCTTTCTTAAGCCTGCGTGTATCAAACGGAAGGAAGTCGTCTGCAGTAAGGCTTACCTTCTTGCCTCCAAGCGCATGCGCAACCATTGTGGCCATTTTCGCCACTGACAGACTGTGAAGATTGTATTGCGTATGATCGTGCCGCTCTAAAAATTTCAGCGCAGCCAAAACATCTCTTACACGCTGCCTTGAAAACTCATCAGGCCCCCACCGATCATCCTTAAGGCATGACGCATTGAGGCGAAAGAAGATGGCGTTCCAATCAGTGAGACCCTTTAGAAACGCCCTTGCTTGCTTCTCTATTCGTTCGGCAAGACATCCTCCTTCACCTTCCTCTTCGATTTTTTTGCTTGTGCTGCTTTCACCTCCGCATCCTGTTCTTCGGCAATAAATTCCAGCACCTTGGTAGTCAGCTCTCGCGTCATCCCTTTTGTGTCATCCATCGACCAATCAGCAAGACGCTCCCAATTGTCATCAATTTTTCCTTCGCCACGGCAACGCATAAATGCAGTGATAAGCCTTGCATTCCCAAGTTCTGCAGAGCCACCTGCGGTGATCATGGAGAGGGCTTCTTCGGTGTAATCTGCCAACAGCTCGCTCTCGGAAAAACCGCCGCCTCCCTGAAGCATTTCAAAGGCCTCGTCAAGAGGAATGTCTTTCGCGGCGGCAATCTTCTTTGCAAGCTGCACCGCTTTAATCGTGCTCTGACTTTGAGCCTTGCTAATCTCCTCCTGCTCAATGCTTTCCGCTACCAGCCATCCACCATGCTTCTGCATGCGCAGAGCAGGTGTGAGTTCAAAATAGCTGACTTCTTCAGATGCCAGCAGGAAGCTGTACTTGCTCATAATCTAGAATTGCCAATGGCACGTTAAACGCTTTTAGACGTTCGCCTTTGGCGCGAACGTCTTCCGGCAGTTCAATAAGAAACGAATGTTGCTCGTTTGAGATTCTAATGGTGGTTTCAGAAAATGAAATAACGCATAAGATGCCAGCTTCTAGCGTCGGCCCATCCACTGTCGCGTTGATTACATGTACTTCGCCGTTATCGCTTTGAAGATGGTCAATGGGGGTGTCAGGCATTAAGGTGGCGATCCAATGCGCTCATGAGATCAAGCTTAATATCACTCCCCTCAAATAAATATTCAGAAGCAAGCTCGTCTGTCCATGGACGAGGCGCACGAGAGTATGGACCTTGCCCTTCATGGACAAACCACGCATATTCTTCGCCGCTTGAATTCTTCGCGTCCCAATGCCAACTCGCTTCGGCGCCTGTTGCGCCTCGCGTGAACTTATACGACTCAACTCCGCTTTCGTACAAAGCTTCTGTATCCAAAATGTCGCGAGGATTTCCTGCTACGTCACCATTCTTTCTTAAAGTGGGCGGGCCGGGATAGCGATAATCTTCCTCAAATTTTTCTCGCCAATATCGTCCATTCACATCATTCTGAGCCCATTCTTCAAAAGCATTAAGCAGTGCCTTTTCAAGCTGCCTAACGCCAACAATTCTTGCAGTACCTGCCATGTCTATTCGTTAGCAACGGGACGATACTGCGTGGCAATTTCAATGTCAGGAATGATGATCCTGGCATACTGATATTCTCTATCACTAGAAGGAAATCCTCTTACTGCACAGTCTGGGAAGTGCCGCATAATTCGATCAACGGCCTCGTCCATATCTTCCGCAGCGGGGTCATACTGCGATAACACAACTTCCCAAGCCTTACGCATCTCCACCATGCCCATCAAAGGCCGAGACGTGCGAGTTGGATATTGTCTAATCGATGCCTCAAGCCCGTTCACTTTCCACCCTTTCGGCACACCACTGCGCCCATCCACCCACAATGCAGGCACTACAGAACCATTGGGCAACGTATAGCTCCCGAGCAGGTCGGACAACAATTGCTCGACAGTGCTGCGGATTTCCAGGATGTTCATATCAATAAAATAGCCCCCTTTCGGGGGCTTGTGAGAACGTCTCTAACCTAAAAATCAGGCATTAGGAGCAGTGGGCAGGATTGCGCCAGAGATGGTGCAGCGACCAGTGCCGTATGTACCACGGCTCATCAGGTCAAAAGTGGTTTCAACGAGGTTATCGGCGGGATAGCTCTCGTTGTAGTTCATCACGGTAGCTGCAAAGCAGGTGAGGTCATAGGTTTGACCGCCCAGGAATTTGAAGATTTCCACATACACTTCAAAGTCTTTTTCAGTGCGGCCGCGCAGAATAACATCCATGGCCTCGTCGAAAGCAGTCTCGTCGATCGTGCTGTCGTCGAGATCTTTTTGGAAATACGAGGTGATGGAAGCCTGGCAACGCTGAGTAACTTTTACGCTGTCAGCAAAACCACCATTACCCAGCAGGTAATACTCTTGTTCGCCATCATTGAACGAAACGGTGGCATTGGTAACGCCACCCAAGAAGTACATGTTGGTGGGAACGCCCGAAGAAGGGCGGCTAAGAGCGCCAGCAACGGCGGGCGTAATAACAGGACGAGTGGCGCCGGAAAGAGCGCCCACATACACAATCGAGTCCTGGCTCTTAATGATCTGTGTGGGATGTTGAATGGCCATTGAAACAATGCGAAGGAGCGTAGTTAACGATTAAGGACACTTCCTGCTCCCACAACTCTAAAGTAGCCGTGGATAGGAGTGCCCAGAAACTGACGGTAGTGGTCAGTCATCTCGGTCGTAGGGAGTAATTCAAAACGCCCCTCCTGATTTTCAATGGTGGCCGCAGCCACACTTCCAGGGGGCACTCCCGAAAACGCCAGTGGACCAACAAGTCTGCCTTTCATATAGATGGCAGTTTCATCAGCCCCGAGTCGTTGATCGTATCGAGGATCCCTGCTCTGCTTCAATGTGGCATAGTACGTTTCATCACCAGTGATTTCAACGTAGTTACCAGTGGCCGAGTCTGTTGCATATCCGCTCGCCACTGCAAACACCAGTGTGGCATTAGCTAGTGGCGGAGCAGGATTAGTCATTAGACAACGAAACCAAGCAGAGAGGATGATGCCGCTTCAGTAAGACGTTTAAATTCTTGCCCATACAACGTGGCATCGAGACCCTTGCCGTAAACCTTGCCATCTGTTGCGCCAATCATGACGCCCATCTGTGCAAGTTGAATGGCAATGATGTGAGCGGCTAAGAAACGTACTGCTCGGTCGGTCTGATCACCAAAGATGTCTGACGAAACGTCTGCAGAAGCGCTCTCAATGGCGCCATTCACAATTCCCGATGGATGAGGGCTGAACTCAGGGAAACGCTCTAGAAAACCAGCGTAAGTGACTGTCATGCTTTTCCTGTGCGAATGGCTTCAAGACGACGACTAATCGCATTGCGGACCCTCACGCGACCTTCAATCTTCTTCCAATCACCGAGTTTGTCCTCGTCGTGGAGAAGTTCAATGGCCTGGATGGCTTGACTCAGAGGAAGCTGTGAAAGATTCTCGGCGGATTTGGGAATAGTCTCAATCTCCACCCGCTCCTTCATTTCCTCAATGGCGCCAATGCGAAGAAGACTCTGGACCGTAGGGTTCAGTTTTGCCTCTTCCCATTGCTCATCAGGGATTTCCTGATTGAGGCCGGGAGCGAGGCTAATCATGCCTCGCTTGGTAATCACTCCGAAGCTGGCCTCTCGCGGCGGATTCTCAAGTTCAGGGCGGTAAGCAATCAACATTTGTTGAATTAACAAACTTGATAAGCTTAGCCGCCCATTCTTGACAAACTACCTAAGGGCTTCCTCAGGGAGCCTGAACGTAAACGACGCTCTTCGGATAGTACAGAGCGACGCCACCCACGCGAGCATGAGCCGGAACAATGAATTCCAGGCCGCGCTGCTGAGGCGGGAACAGTTCAAGAGGCTGAGGGATGTGCAGTTGCACTTTGCCGGGATCACGCTTGTAGATGACCATCCGGTTCTTGCTGAGGCTGCTCTTGTCAGCATCAAGCTGGTTGATGGGCTCAACGTTACGGATGAAGGGATTGGTGCGCAGGAAATACTCCAGCACAGTCACATCCGAAGAGTCAGAGTTACGAGTGGTCGAAACCACGTTGTAATCTTCCCAAGCCATCAGAATGGTGTCGGGCTGCTCCTTCATGTTGGAGCCATTGATAATGGCTGTCACACCCTGGTTCAGCAGCTCCAGCATGTCCTGAGCAGTGGTGCCAGTGGCGGTAGCGCCAGTGAACCACTTGTCAGCGGCCAGCACGTCAACGCCGGCATTGTTGAAGAAACCGGCCAGGCCAACAGAGGATTCACCGAACAGAGCCACGCTCTCAACTTTCTCCTCATAGGCGCGACGCACAGCGGCGGCGCGGCGCTGCTCCAGGGCCACATTGCCCATTTGAGCTGCACGCAGTTCCTGCACGGTGTAACCGAAGGAACCACCGAAGGAGCGGATGTTGATGCTCTTTTCGGTTTGGCTCACATCAGCACGCGGCAGATCGTCTGCAGCGTCAGAGATGAGCTTGAAGTCACCAGTGGCATCCAGGATGCGGTAGGTGAAGGTCTGGGCGCCAGGACCAGCTTCGCTAGTCACAGGCAGAATTGTGGGGTATTTGATGTCGGCATACTCGACTTCAAACACTTGCGGGCGGATGTACTCAAGCTGACGCTCAAGAAACAGACCCGCTTCATCCATACGAAATTCGCTCATGGTGTCCTCCTATCAGGAATCAGCAGCAAGGGTGAAATCGGGGCCGTTCAGCTCCAGCAGGGCAATACCAGCGCCAGTGGTCTTAGACACCCAACGGGCGCCAGTCAGACGGCGGGTCTTACCGCTCACGAAAGCGTGAGAGAAGCGACCGGGGTGGGCACCAGCGGTGGTGCCAGTGTGTGTGGTGTAGTACACGCGCACGGGGGAGGTGAGGTCAACAGCGCCAGTCACGTAGACGGCAACCACGCCCTGGTTCACAACATTCAGAGCCTGAGTGTCGGAAGCAGCGGGACGACCGTTGGCATCGAGAGAAGATTCTTCGATGTAGGTGAGAGCGTTAACGCCCACCACGGTGTCACCAGTAGCAGCAATGGTCTTAGCGGAGTTACCCACGGTGCCACCACCGTTCACCACCAGCAGGTCGCCATAAGCGATGCCAGCGCCGGTTTCGTTGATGAAAGTGGCGACGTTGTTGTTAGCAATGTCAGCAAACTGGCCTTCCAGAGCAGCAGTCAGCTCCAGCTCATAGCTGGATTGAACGCCACCACCAGCGCCAGGAGTGGGAGTAAAGGTTACGGCCATGGATTACTTAGCCTCCTTAGAGATGGAGAGAGGGGACTTCCAAGCGTTCTGCAGCTTCTCGATATACGAAGAAGGAGCAGAAGCAGGGGTGGCAATGGAAGCCACTGCCTTGCGCAGATCCTCGGTGGAATCGGCACGGTTGGCAGCATCTTCAGAGATGGTGTCGAACATTGCCTGGACATAATCGTCGGAACGCTCGTCCAGAGCAATAGAGTCGCCGCGAACTGCCTTGATGGCGTCAACCATCACTTCACGGGCGCTCTTGCCGCTGAATTCATAAGCGGCATCCAGCACAGGCTTGGCCTGGGAGATGAGGGCCAGGCGCTCTTCAACAATGGAATCCACGTTGATTTGCTTGGCTTCTTCCAGCTCGGCCTTCAGAGCATCGACTTGCTCGGCCAGGGCATCGGCGCGACCTTCGGCCCCGTCCATTTTGCCCTTCATTTCTTCTTCCATGGCGTCCATTTCGGCCTTCATGGAATCAGCAGCGGCCTGCAGCTCGTCGTACTTCTTCTTCATGTCCTCGTAGGACATCTTGGCGTCATCGCGTTCTTTGGTGATCGCCAGAGCAACGCTCTCGCTCACCTCAAACTCGGCGCCGTCGAAAACGACCTTTGCGCTCATAGTTTTAGTTTCCTCATTGGAAATTAGAGAGGGGTCGGCAGCATCTTGGCGATCCAAATGCAACCTCACCTGCGGGCCGGCTCGGCCCCGACGAACGATAGCGACGTGATTACCACTGATCTCCGTTTGGATGCCGTCGTAATGCTCGCCACTATCGGTAACGCCAGGCGTCGGATCATAGTTGACCCTATAGCCGGCGCTCACTTCTCGAACATCGCCGCGCATCACCTTATCAATGGTTTCACGATCAGTAACCGTCATGACGGCCTTTACAAAGCCATTGTCATAGACAATTTCTGAACCAGTGAAGCCGATCTGGTAATCCTTGGTGTTCTCACTGTCCAGAAGGACAGGAGGATGTTCCATAGTGATAGCTTTGCCCGCAAATGAGGCAAGGCTTTCTGGAGACGCCACTTCAGTTTCAGGACGGAATTCCTTCCTGATAGAACCGTCAGCATCGGTGTAATGCTGAATGCCGGTACGCGCAATCGAAGCCCAGACGCGAAGGTAACCCTCCGGCGTCATTTCGTATTTCTCAATAGGAGAAACGTCGTACCGACAAGATGTGGTGCTCATACATACACTGTAGGGGCTTCATTTACCTATCCTAGTAGACATTATGCTATTCTGCATAGAATGACACGGAAAGAGCTGCACGGACGTAAAGTTAAAAGCCCTCGCTCCTCTTACAGCGAAGCGAAGGCTCTCATCGGAAGTCGAGTGCGAGAAGCTCGTCAAAGCTGCGGCCTTTCACAACGAGCACTTGCAGAACTTCTATTCTGCGACCAGGCCACCATCTCTCGCATTGAAAGCGGCATCCTGGCACCAGACGTGGCTCAAATTAAAGTAATGAGCGGAGTGTTTCAGCTCAGTGTGCTCTGGTTGATGGGCTACCCGTCCTTCGTCGTTCATGCGACGAGGGACTAATCAGTCATCACCTTCTTCGTTTTCATCACGAATGGAAGCAAGTTGCTCCTCAATGCCATCCATGATGTAAGCCTTGGCCATCGCCACTGCTTCAAACACTAAAAACTTGGCAGGCTCAAACTGCGAATCAGGAAGCTCATAAACACTCACCACATATTCATGCGTCTCTTCTAGACGCCCATTCTTGAAAACTTGCTTCTCAACAAGTTCCCAGCGAGATGTATTCCGATGGGCATTGCGGGACAGAATCTGCAAGGCCTGCATCACACTGATGCCATCTTCTTCCTCACGCACCATTCTGAGGCCTTCCATCATTTTTGTTGACGCTTTTCCAGCATCCTAAGCGTTCGATTTGCCCAAGACTTACCAGCATCGCCACCCCATAGAAGCCATGCAATGTAACCGGCGTCATCTTCCCCACCGCTTTTATTTTTCTCGTGTCGTGAGAAAAATGCAACCATGCGACGAATTGTCTCCGCACTAACCTTGTCCCCGTTAGCTAGCGACGTGGCTCGTGCCACGCCGCTTCCAATGCCTTGCTTTCCAGCTTCTTTAGTAGTCAGCCCTCCTTTGCCGTGCTTTCGGCGCAGCTCAAGGCCGCGCCGCGCAGCACTTCTCACGCTTGCAGGAGGGGCGAAGCCTTCAGCGTCGCCCCTTAGCCCTTTTTTCTGCGCTTACGCAGGCTCGACAAATAGCCCTTGCAGCGAGCTTCGGCCGGGTTTGCATCCATTTCCTCCTCCTCCTCTTCCATACCTTCCTTGCTCATCGAGCCACACATCGTGTCGATGTAGGCGTCCCAATAAGCGTCGCTCTTATCCTTCTTCTCCATGCCAGCTTCGCTCATTGCAATGGCAATCGCTTGCTGGCGGCTCTTCACGGGCTTACCATCACTGCCCTTCAAGGTGCCCGCTTTGAATTCGCGCAAAACACGAGCAATTTTTTGACGCTTTTGCTTTAAACTCATGGCGACGTGCTACACTTTATTTTATTCTAGCAATCGTTCGATGGATCACAAAGAAAACTGGCGCCCCATTGTCGAAACAGATGGCTTATACGAGGTAAGCGATCAAGGTCGTGTTTGCAAGCATAAAAATGGCAGGCGAATTCTTTTGAAAATCAACTGGTCTGGGCCGTATGGCAAAGTCGGACTTTATCCAAAGGGGGTAACGGGACTCACTCGACAAGTACATCGCCTTGTATGCGAAGCATTTCACGGCGCTCCTAAAGATTTCCAAGTTGTCAGGCATCTAAACGGGGACCGTCGCGACAATCGCGCGTCAAATCTTGCATGGGGATCTCCAGAGGAGAACTGCAAAGACGCCGTGATCCACGGCACACACAAAGGAGAGAGAAACGGAAGAAGCAAGTTAACAGAAGACCAAGTAGCCGCAATCAAGGCAATTCTCCGCTCTCATCCAAATCTCTCCCGAAATATGTTGGCAAAAGCGCTCAATGTAACGCGGACAACAATTGGGCATATCGAGAAGGGGCGTCAATGGCAGCACGTTGAAGCGTACTAAACCTTGCGCACCTTCGCTTGCTTCTGCTTCGATGTCATTTACTTACAAGCCCCCAGAAGTACAAATCGTGACTACTTGTATTCACCTTAAAACAATGTTCCGAAAACATGCAAGCAATGGGAAAGGCGTTATAGAAATCTTCCTCAATCAAATTCTTGTAATAGTCCCAGCCCTTGCCCACTGTTAGCGGGCTGCTGCCCCTGTCACTTCTTGTTGTGCCATGCTCAGGGCGCCCAACAGTGGCGCAGGTCATCACCAGCAAGCCTTCATCTCTCACCAGGCGGTGCATATTTGCGAATGTGGCTTCCCAATGGGGATTGTGCTCAAAGCATTCAGCAGAAATGGCCACATCAAAGCTGCCAGTGGCTCCGTCATAATTCTGCCCCTCACACACCACGTCAACGCCTCGCCCAGGCCCCACGTCAACACCTACATATTCCTTCGGCTTTTCAAAGAAACGCCTGACGCTTCCATTGATATCAAGGCTGCCCATCTCAATGATTCGTCCTCCATGGAAAAACGACGGAAATTCGTTTTTCACACTCTGTACGAACTCTTGCTGCTCAAAATGCGCCATGACTATTTGCCAAATGGAGAAGTGAATTGTTCCTTACCAGGGAGGCCTCCCCATTTCGTTTGGTAGTAGGCCTTGTTGCGTTCAAAGCAGCACCAATGCATTCGCTTGTAACGATCATCACCGCTATGCAATGTGCTGCTGTTGTCATGCTTCCATGAAGGAAGATTTACTTTGATAGCGGGATTATCTTCCACCAGTAGACGCCATCGACAATCATTGTCTTCAAAATAAGCAGGCGCAAATAGCTCATCAAAGCCTCCCATTCCTAGCCAGCGCTCAGGGCGATTCACGTAGAACGTAGAAAATCCACCAACTGGATGATTTGTCTCCAGCAAAATGCCGCCAGGATTGGCATCAGCGGCCTCTAAAAAGGCCGCGATGTCATTCAATCCAAACACCACATCGTCATTCGCAATGATGCATTGATTGAGCTGATTGATGAGATAGTTCCACGACTTTGCCACACCAAGGTTATACGGTGGCACTGCAATCTTCCATTTGGAAAGATCACAGTTTTCCGCAAGCGCATCAACGGCACCGCTCTCCTTCATTCGCCCACCATTGTCAAGAATCAACACCTCTGCCTCTATGCAAGGGTGCTCATCATTGAGAAGATGATTGCACAAGCGGATGAGCTTGTCATAACAAGAAAGCGTGGGAATCCCCACGCTCACGCGACGCTTAGTCATTGCCAAAGCCCTTGCCAGAAGTGGGCTCTTTTAGGACATTGTTAATAATTTCAACCACGCTTGCCCCAATCGTGCTCCACGAATACTTCTCATCCTGAAGCTCGTCGTAGCACCATTGCGCCACCTTGTCAAGATTGTCGCGATTCTCGTAGTAATTATTAAGAATGGCCACAAAATCATTCACGGAAGGAATGCCACGGTCCAAGCCATAATTACAGTCCACTTCCCAGCTTTCGATGGGAATGCGCGGGATGCCGCTGAAGATCTCCTTCAACGATGTGTGGTCAGGAACAATCTGAGCAGTGCGCGTGGCGGCGTGCTCAAAATTCACCAGACCCCAACCCTCGCCAATGCAAGTATTAACGCCAACATCGCAAGCGTTATAGACAAGATTAAGCTTGTCAATTGGCAGGCAATTCATCACATCAAAGTCCTTGCTTGTGAGAATCAACTTGCCCGCAGGGTCATAACCATAGTCACGAGAAATGCGCTTAAACAGAGGAATCAAATCCCACCCCTGATCTTTCGGCCCCATGTTGAGCCACAGACGAGCATCAGGCTTATCCAGCGCAAATGCAATGAACGCTTTGATGGTCAAATCAATGCGCTTACGTGGCTGATTGCGATTGCCATTAAAGACGATAAATAGATCCTCGGGCACGCCCATCGCTTTGCGTGCTTCATCCTGCTTCACGGGGAAGAACGTGGAACGATCAATGCCATGTGGGATCACATCGCACGGCATTTCACAACCCGCCTTGCGCACTTCTTCCAGGCCGAACTGCGTGTAGGTGGCCATGCCATCCCACTCTTTGCAATCCTCAAACACCTCAGGAAAGAAGCCGTAGCTGTCAGTAGGGAAGTAGCCATACCACTTGAAGCCAATCCCCTCCTTAAGGGGCTTAGCCACCTTCCACAGCTTATTCAGCACCCAAATATCATTCACTGCAAACACCAGATCGGGCTTCTCCTTAATCAAAAGCTCCTGCATTCGATGGGAGCCGAACGGATCGGCCCCGCCTGCATTAGCTGGATACATCCGATAGGGCAGCTCATGCGGATCGCCCCACCAGTTGACGGCGAGCACCACCACTTCATGCTCTTTCGCCAGCTCAGGCAGCAGATTCTCTGCCACCCGCCCGAATCCAGTTTGAACTGCAGCGTCTCCGCAGTAAAGAATCTTGGCCATACAAAGCGCAATGTCTTGCGCAATGTTAGGCCTAGTTTTTAGACAGGGACTGTCGGTACGGCGTTCCGCTTGTATTCAACACTGCAACGACACCGCGAACGACACGCGCAGCGCTGACCAGGCATTGGCAGGCTTCCCATCGACACCAATCCAGCCCTCGCGTAACGCAAGCAATCATCGCAATGCTGCGCTTGCGGATCGAGAATGCGACGCATCAAGGAGTAGCCCTGTCGTTCCTGGCGAATACTGGTGCCTTCCCAGTAAGAACCTCGCACGCTCTCAGCATATAGCTGCACACGAGCAAGAGCCATGGCAGTAGAAACGCGACCAGCCAGAATATCCCCAGCAAACTTCTGAAGATAACCGTATTCTGCACGAAGCCTTTGACCGATGCGGCCATACTCTGCGCTGCCCATACCGTCCTTGCCACCATGCCCAAGCACCGTTGCTTGAATATGAGCAGCCTTAATTGCCTCGCGGACACTGCCTTGCCACTGATCAATCGTGATGTTGCCATCGGCCAACATTTGAGTGAAACGGCGTAGCTGCTGACCAAGCTTGTCGATGCGACCATCGACAAGCGCCATCACAGCCTTCTGGCTCATAAATTGGCCAGAGGGGCGCCTGTAGCGCCCCAGGTTAGTGTCGTATGACCATTCGGCATCAAACCGAGGCCACGAATCACTCAGTGGGCTGAGCATCAGAAGCCTCCAGAATGTCCTTGAAGCGCTCCGGCGCCTCCGCTTTCCACTGATTCAATGCGGCATCAATATCGGCTTGGGAAATCAGGGAGGCCTCGTCGATGTCGCCAAGAATGAGCCCTTCAGCCTTCATCGGCTCGATGGCATCCTCCTTGAAATATTCGGCAGTCTCCTTCTTGCCCTTGAAGGCGCCTTCCATGCTGCCGTGCTTGCGCTTATACAACTCCTTGTACTTTCGCGTTACATAGGCACCGGCCACTGCGCTCGGCCAAGTCTTGAACTTGGCCTTCGCTGCAGCAATTGCCTTCTTGTGGAGTTCCTCGTCCTTGAATTCCACATCGCCACGCTGGTGCTCTAGATCCCGCGAGAGATAGAGCCCAGCTTCATCCATCGTTTGATCGTCAGGCGCGGCTTCACGAGTGCCATCCATCGGAAGGCTCCCGTTGGCTTGATCCAGAGGATCGCGGCCACCAGGGGGCACTGCCATCTTTCCATCGCCACTACCCGCCTTGTCGGGCATTTCCCGCACGATGGACGGATCAATGGTGGTCTCAATGCTGTATTCGCTCTTGCCGAAGCGGCTATCAGCCACCTCCTGCGGTGTGAGCACACCCACTTGGATGTAGCGGGCATCCACGGCAGCAACACGCGCCCGCACGTCCGCCAGTTCCCGCTCATTCATCTCGAACAGCGGCTTGAAGCTCACGCGCCAGTTGTCGGGCACTTTCCCGCCAGTCGGCCCCATTTTGCTCAGCATGATGTATTCCATCAGCTTCATCAGAGGCTTGCGGAAATTTGTCTCCTGGTAGTGATGGCAAACCTTGGCAAAGTCGCGTTCCTCCGAGCGGCCAGTAGCACCAAGTCCTGACGGCGACTGGCCAAATAACAATGTATGGGGAATGCCAGATGCGGCAATGATGTCAAGCCGCAGCTTTTCCAGAATTTCAGACACTCCGCCAAAATGGCGGCTTACAAATGCCAGCTCTTCCTTTTCAGCATCAATCGCGTAGCCGCGATAGATGCTCTTGCTCATGTCGTTCAATTGCAGGCGATCACGCACCTGTCCTTCCTTGCCTGCAGCAAGCATCGAAGCCAGACCACGCACCTTGTGAACGAAAATGTCAAATTCAGTAAGGAGGGTGGCAATGGAGGAAGTGCCGCTGTAGTAGTGATTGAAGCTTTCAAATACGCTCTGCAGTACGCTCATGCCCCAGCCATAGTTCTTCTGGCGAGTGCGGTAGGGCAGCCAGATGCCGTCAAAGCGCAAAATCCTGTCCTTATGGATGGCGCGGAGATTGGGCTGTTGAATGAGATCGCCCGAAATAATCTGGTAGTAAGTTGCCTTTGAATAATCGTAAAGACTGTCTTCGCTGATAACCGGCGCAATCTGGTGCCGATCCAAGCATTCCATGCCCTCTACAGCACGAATGTTGTTGCGATCAACGGGCATATCAGACGGACGGCCATCATCGATGTAAAGCAACAGTGCGCTACCGCCATACAGTCGTGAAGTCTTAGCTGCCTCGTTGAAGCTTGACAGAATTTCTAAGTCTTCAATGGCCTGCTCAACGCCAGAAAGTGTCTCAGCATTCACGCCCTCCCCGCCAAACAAAATTTCAAGGCCCTCGCGGGTGCTCTCATCAGCCACGAGGTCGACAATGCGGCGCATGAGCCAGTGCGCATAAAGACCCTCAAGGTCTTCATGGCCCATAAAGCTGACAGGCTTGACAGTAGTACGTGTGGTCTTATCGCGCGTCGTGCCCATGCCTGTGAACACGTTTTGCAGGCCATCAGCGCGAATGCCACCCGCTGTCCCATGGCCGAGTTGTACCATGTCCACACCTTGTGTAACGTCAGCCATGCATAAGAAATCCTGATGTTGCAATCATTCTAAAACTGAATACATTGAAACGTCAGGATGCGCCTAGCACACCATGGGCTACATAACGTGGGCTTTGTCACCCTCCGAAAAGGCTCTTGCCATCGCAGAAGGCAAGCGCAGGCAGGCGGTCAACGTCGCTCAAGGCAAGCTGGGCCGAAATAACGGCCCAGCGCACGGCGAAAATGCACTTCGCATGCATATTCTTGGAGCTGGTGGCGAAATGGCAGTCGCTTCATATCTTGGCCTTAAAGATGGAGTGTTTGAGGAAGTAGAAGCAAATCGCGGGAGTTCTGATTTGCCTTTTGATATTGATGTGAAAACACGGTCTCGCCATTACTATGATCTAATCTGCCTTCTCGATGAACGTGAAGACAAGACCCTGGTTCTCGTTACGGTCGAAAACCGCGAGATTAGGCTCCATGGTTGGATACGAGCCAGTGAAGCCAAACAAGCTCAATGGAAGAAAGAATATGTGGCCAATCGCCCCTGTTATTTCGTTCCTAAAGAAAATCTTCGCTCCATGGAGGAACTAAAAGAATGCTTAGCTGCTCAGACTTTGCCAAGCACGCTCTTCGACTAGAACTCTACCCCAAGCAAGCTGAAATTCTTGACAGCTTCTTCACTGGAGGATTTTCACAGGCAACATGGGCGCTTGGCCGCCGTAGTGGCAAAACGCTCATGGCTGCCGTTGCGTGCGTCTACATTTGTTTCGTCTTAGAAGAGAAATACAAAAGCAAGGTGCGGAAGGGGGAAAAATGGTACGTGCTAACAGTGGCCAACAGTCAAGATCAGAGTCGCATTGCCCTCAATAACATCCGCCAGCTAATTCTGGATAGCCCATTCGCTCAAGAGATTGCTCGCGAAACAGCAGATCAGCTTGAGATGAGTAATGGCTGCGTGTTCAAAGCAATTCCCACCTCTGGCCGCGCCGCTCGTGGTCTTGCCTGTTGCGCTTGCGTATTTGACGAGCTTGCCTTTGCCGTCGACGGTGATGCCAACTCTGGTGCCAACGGCATCTATCAGGCGCTTTCTCCTGCAGTGGCGCAGTTTGGCCGGGATGGCAAAATCCTTGAACTGTCCAGCCCTTGGCTAACAGACGGCCTCTTCTACCAGCATTTCAAAGAGGCCGCCTCGGGACGATTCTCTCACCTGCAAGCCGTAAACCTCCCAACATGGGAGATGAACCCCACCATTTCTCGTGAATTTCTGGAGCTGGAGCGCCAGCGTGACCCAGATAAGTTCAATGTGGAATATGGGGCTCAGTTCTCTGCCAATCTCTCTGCCCTCATTTCGCCTGACGTAGTGGAAGCTTGCATTGATGACAAACGCAAAGCACTGCCTCCTGAGGAGGCCTTTATGGGAACGTATGTACTAGCGCTTGACCCCGCTCGCGGCGGCCTTGGCCGAGACAACTACACCGCCTGCATTGTTCATTTCAATAACGGCACGCTAGTTGTTGATAAATTCCACACGTTTATTGCTGATTTTGAAATCAATGGAAGGAAGGAAGTAAATATCAACGCCGTTGAAGATTGGATAAGGGAACAGCACAGGCTCTATTTGTTTGACAAGATTGTTATGGACCAATACAACAGTGCGGGCACAATCCAGGCGCTGGCTGGTGACTTTCCCATTGAAGAACTCACTTGGACTATTAATTCCAAAGTGAAAGCATTCTCAAAGATGCGGGAGCTATTTAATGCCGGGCAGGTGAACATTTACAACCACGAAAAGGCAATTAGTGAAATTAAAAATCTCACCGTCATCTATAGAGCCGGTGGACAATGGACAGTAACTGGTGGCAAGCAAACTGGTATTGACGACCATGCATTCGCTCTTGCCGCTGCTATTCACGCGGCAAATCAAGATGATGAGGCTAATTGGCTAGACGGATTCATTTAAGCCTCTAGTATGTTCAAGAATTTATTTTCACAATGCCGAAGTGGAAACGCTTGAAATTAGCTACAAAGAAGTGCAATTCTTGGTAGCACTATTAGAAGGTGATCGCCAAACTGCGCTGCAGCTTCTTGCAGCAGAACATTTTTACCAACCATCCCTGCTTCCTCGCTTGCGTAAACTTCAGCAAACGCTCAAAAAACAGCAGCGCCAAGAGCAATCCGCCTGAAAACGCCTAGCCTGAAAGTGTTCAGGACAATGCAATGGACAGGGAAGCTCTTCACGAGGCTTTTGCGAAAGTAGTGGATGCCTCCTTCGCGTTCACCATGGCCTTCAATGAGCATGGGGCAGACAGCGAGCAAGCCTACACGGCAAATAATGCCTACGTGGAGGCCATGGCAGCGTATAGAAGGGAGGCAGACCTCCCTTTTTCCACGTCAACACGTTGGGAGACTTTATGCCGGCAAAGCCCGGAAGCTCCCGAGTGTCGTCTATACGACGTATGAATGGCAATACCGTTTGCATGCAATACATACTGAACGGCCGCAAACACCAAGTTTGCGTGCCGCTTCATGAAGCACGGCACCACCATCGCTGGATCCTGGAGCAAGGCGGAACCGTCTATTGGACTTGGCGGCAATAGTTCCATCGTTTTGTTTTTGCTTTATAGTTGCTGAGCATTCGCGATGCAGCCACGAGGGGACGCCTGAGTGGTTTATAGGGGGTGGTTCAGGCACCCCCGTATTCAGGAAAGGAGGGGAAGTCCTTTCCGCAATGTCCGTACCAGGACGATGAAGCAGCGGGAGGGCCGCCGCACGGCCATTATTGGACTATCGCGTCCTACTCCCGCCTTTTGCCCTTGTAGCTCAGTGGTAGAGCAGCGCTTTTGTAAAGCGCTTGTCGCAAGTTCGACTCTTGTCGGGGGCTTTGATATAGTAAAAGTACGTTCACCCTGGCGACAGGGCGCATGACTCGCTGTCACGGAACGGGGACAGCATCATCGGGAACCACCATGAACCCACTCGCACTGATCAAGCAACAGCTTGAGAAAGCCGCACGTCTGCGCGAAGCACAAATGGCCTCTCTCGTCTATCGAGGCGTGGCTTACGTGCCCAAACCGCACTGGTTCTAAGCTTAATAAAAAGGGGCCTCAAGGCCCCTTTTCTTTTACTGGCAGTGTGTATTCAATGTCATTCCAATGGCGAATGACCCCTGCAATGATGAAAATATTGGTGGTCATGTATAAAAATAGTACAACAGTTCTAATAAGGGCAATAATATCTGCTTCTTTTTCATTCTTTCCGGCCTTTTCGCCAAGTGCTTTCGCCCAAAGCCGCCAACTCACTTTCCTTCCTGTTCGTGAATCCAAGACTTTAGCTCTCGCAGGTATTCACGCAGCATATCGGCCTTGGCCAAGTGCCACTTATTGCCATCTTTGAAATAGAGAGCCATGTGATTATCGATGGCCTTCAACGTATTGTGAATAGGCGCATTCCATGGTTCCCTGATGGGCGTATTGAACGTCCGCCTGGGATTGAGGCCACCATTTAGCGCCTCGGCTTGATTGCTAATTAGCGCATCGGAAGGAATTGAACCTTCACCGCCCTGCCCCTCTACACGAGGGAGAGCCGCCCTATCCATTGGTTCGCACGATGCGAGCGACCCCTCTGTTTGGGCTTCCATGGAGAGGCCTGAGGGGTGTTACTGAGTTTACTATAGGCCGAAATAGGCCATTGCCTCGTCCCAATGTACTGGCGCAAAATCGTGCTGCTCGACGCAGGTATTGAAATAGCGCCGATCTAGGCTCCCGTCAGGAAGTCTCACATTGTGACAATGTAGGTGGCCGTGAATGTTGCCCTTAAAGCGCTGCTCAAACAGCTCAGGGTGCAATGGAATGTGACTCATCATGAATTCGTGATGATAAAAACACCCCCTCACATCATCAAAATACTGCGCATAATCTGACAGCTTATAGATGTCATGGTTGCCACGCACCAGCACCTTGCGCCCATTCAGGCGCTCCAGCACTTTTAGGCCCCTACGCGGAATGGCCACGTCGCCTAAGTGGTAAATCCTATCCTTTGGCTTGACCACGGCATTCCATTTTTCCACCATTGCTTCGTCCGCTTCTTCCGCATTGTCAAACGGACGCAGCTTCTCACCATCAGGCCGCAGAAACGTACAGGCCTTCTCATGGCCAAAGTGCGTGTCTGAGATGAGCCAGCAATTGATCATAGATAAGACAAAGGGCGCCCTTGCGGGGCGCCCCTTCTCCTCACACCTTGGAAATCTTAGCGGTCCAATGCCGCCCGTAGGGCTTGCTTGCGCTTCTCTATGGACTCTGGGGTGGAATTTGCGACTAAGTACATGGCAGCTTCAAGCAATGTGTCGTGACTGTCGTCTGCCTGGCCCAACATTATGTTGCATTTGCCACACAAGATGCCGCGCACTTGGCCGAATTCGTGGCAATGGTCAACAACAAATTGGCCGCTCCCGTGATTTGGACTGGTCGACTTGCAGATGGCGCAGCAACTGCCCTGCGCTTTGAACATTGCCTCCCATTGCTCAAGCGTGATTCCGTAGGTGTTGCGCAACTTCTTGTCCTTTTCTCTTCGCTTGTCGTACTGAGCCTTTCGCTGCGCCAATACTTCTGTCTTTCTGGTCCTATAACTGTTTCCCGCCTTTTCCTTGGTGCATTGCTTGCATCTGGCGGTGAGGCCGTCTGCCACTCTTTTCTCCTTGTAAAACTGCGAAGAGTCTTTCTCAATGCCGCAGCAAACACACAGTTTCATTCAAAGAAAAAGCGCCAGCAATCATGCTAGCGCCTTGGTTGGGCAAACGCCTTGCTAGAACTGGAACTATTCCCGACCGTAGCTGGGCAGGTCCACGTTTGAGCTTTCAAAGAAGGCAATTTGGCGTGCGCGGCGTGTGTCGACCATCTCTGGAGCTTTGCCTGTAAAGAACAGGCTCTCGGATTGCCTCATCCAGAAATCCTTGTCAAGCCACCGATTCTCATTTGAGCCAAGATCCTCAAAGAGCCAAGCCGCCGTGGCGGCGCGAAGTCGATTCAGACTCTGAGAATCCTCTTCGCCAAGCTCTTTTGCGACCATACCGTGAATGGCGGTGTGAACACGCTCATCGCGGCTAATGTCAGCAGAAACAGTGCGCATACCTACGTCGCCGTTTTGACGGAAAAACGGCAATGCCACGAAAAACACGGAGCGCTCAAGAATGGCTGCTTTGTGAACAGGATGAGCTGGATGCTCATTCCATACTTTCAAGATGTTCATCACATCGCTCTCAGCCTTTTCGTTTACACCGTGAACGGCGGCAATGTAATTAAGAGCCTGATCGTGGCGCTCTTCGTCTTCCATGTTGGACTGAAGAGCCTCTACAACGCCTGGGGTGGAAGGCAAATCCTTCTCCAGCCCTTGCGCCAAGAAATCCTTTACAGGCAGCTCTAGATGGCGCAAAGCCAGCGCCTTGAACAAAGTAGCCTCGCTGCCCTCAGCAACGGCATTTCTACTTACAGGAACGGCCTGCCAAGGCCGCTTCTTTGCAATTGTCTCTAGATAGGGGCTTTTCTCGGCAGTGGCCATTTCAAACGATGGAATAGTGTGGATACGAAAGGGGGCCGCCGGCCCCCTTTTTAATTAGTCACTCTGCACAAGCTGCACAGAATCCGGCCTCTAAATCACAAGACGCAGAACTCTGCTCAGCCATCGACTCATCGTCGAGACCAAACATGCTCTTAAAGTCGTCATCTAATGCCGCGTAGGCATCATCTTTACGCTGCGTGTCTGGAAGAACTTGCAGCGAATAGTAGAGGCTCGTCTGAGGTGATGCTAGCCAATCCTTGAGGAAGGCTTCGTCATAAACGACAACATCGCTCCAAGAATTGAAGCTATATCCATGGAAAAGATTGCCGCTGTTTTGGTACATACGTACCAGCTCATCAGCCACACGCTTGTAATCTTCCCAGCCCACATCTGCTGCCGTCTCAACATCGCCATAGTCAAAGCTTTCCACGCCAAATGTGCCGCTATCGCGGTCCACATGGCGAGCAATAGGAGGAGCAATCTCAGGCGTTGTAGTAAATCCACGCAAATCTTGATAGCGATAGGAGCACGATGCAGTGGGAGCAATGCAGAAGGCCCGGTCCATGTTGTGTTCACGGGCAATTGCAGCAGCCTCCATGATTGCCTGCTTTAACACGATGGCAGCAGTGCGAGCATTGGTAACAGGGCCGCCTTTGTCATCATTCACGTCCTTCAGAGCCAGGCCAAAATCCTTATAGGAAATGCCCTCCTGAGCCAGGAAATTAGCCAGGCCCAGCATGCCAAGCCCCACTTGACGATCCACAACGGCAGGCAGATACTCTCCAGTGTCGCCAACGCCCGTCACGGCATGCAGCTCACAAAGCTGCAGCATGCCTTCCTTGAAAGCCCCCACGAGATCTTCAATGGCGCAGGCGCCCATGTTGACGTGCTGCAACAGGCAAGTGCCACGATGCGGAAGATAAACCTCCAGGCAGACGTTCGCACGAATGCGTTCACCACGCTGGTCATAGCGAATTTTGTTCAGCCAAATATCACCAGAGGCAATTCCCTTCAGCAATGCCTCAATCAATTCAGGAGAACTCTTCTCCATAAAATCTTTATCCACATTCACGCAACGCTTCACCCAGGGAAGCTCACTTCGCGATGCTTTAATGAAATCAAGCGCATCAGGGTGCGAATAATCAATATGAAGAACAATTGCACCGTTCTTATATTTACCACCCCGTCGCAGAATTTCATTCAATGTGGAATAGATTTTGCCGAAGCTCACTGGACCACTAGCTACAAGGCCCTTGCCATTTTCAGCGCCCTTGGGCCGCAAATCAGACAAATGCACGGCCACACCAGCGCCATTCCGTAGCCCATGGGATACAAAGCGCCAGGAGGCTTCAATGCCATCCTCACCTTCCATTGAATCAAGCACGTTGAACACAGTGCAGCTAACGGGGAGGCGTCCGTCAGCATCATCCATCCAACTTTGCACCCGTCCAGTGCGGGCAATCTTCTCCGCCATTGTCATCGTTGATTGAGACGAAAGAGCCGCCCTCAAAGGCGGCTCTTGAACGGAACCAGCTTAGCTACGGCCACTGGCCCCTTAATCAAATCTTTCGCTAGTCACACAGCATTTCAGGATCTTCCACTGACTGCCGATCCTTCGCGAAGAGCATCGCTTCGCTCTTACTCGAAAGTAATAAGGCTTACCTTCGTGAGCGATGAACCACGTATAACCAGGCGGCTATGGCGGGCCATAGCTTGATTGAGCCGACCATGAAAGGCTCTGGCAGATCGTCCCACATGGTGGTTTTCGCTGTATCTCTTCACG